ATTATTTGACACATACATTGTATCTACATCTAGATCTTTTAACTCAGAAGTTCCAGAAAAATAAGCATTATTTGACACATACATTGTATCTACATCTAGATCTTTTAACTCAGAAGTTCCAGAAACATACAGGTTGTTAGGAAAATATACTGAACTCGAAACAACTAGCTGTTCAAACTCAACACTATCTGTATATAATGTTCCCGAAATATGGGCATTATTACTAACGTATATATCAGTTGTTTTAAATGTAGACATACTTAATTAATCTCCAACAGCAATCCAATCAACGGTTCCAGTAAATGGAGCACTAGCCTCAACAGTAAATCCCGATGTTGAAACACTAGTGATATACAAATTAACATTAACAGTGTCATCGGAACCAACGGGAACTGGTGTTACCTTTGGCACACTTGTAAAAGCTTCTGTGAATGTTTCAGATTCAGAGTCACTACTTGTAAAACTTATACTTCCTTTATCTATTGTCACATCAAGCTCCTCACTTAAAATAGGTTTTTTGCTATATCCAACAAATGGATATATCATTTTTTGCCTTTGTTTATCATATTTATAAGCCATAATTAAAACTACTCGTCAATTAAATAAAATGAAATTTGTATACTAGCCTTCGTATTATCATTAGTAGCGGCAACTTCGACCAAATATGCTGTATCTGGCTTTCCCACCCATTCTGCAAAATTATTCGATGAGCCTCCAACATTACTTTTTTTAGCAGACGAACCCACCAACTCTACAAACAAAATGTCCCCATTACTAGAAACTGTTGGGTTACTCATGAACAGCCCAGTAGAACCAGTGTTTGTAGATTCTCTATTATAATTCCTGACCAGTGCATTTGAACCACTACTAGACACTATAGGGTTTTCATAAAACTTAACAACTATTTCATCACTAGCACTAACTCCTATCCTAGCATGAACCTCGACTGCGGCAGGACATTGAAGCAACCACAACTTGGGAGAGCCAGAATCCACATCACCATCAATATCAGTTGCTACATAAAAATCGCCACAATGAACCTTGCAATGAAGTGGACTATCCACACATAAAAACTTAACCTCACTATCAATATGTGCAACAGTGGAACCACTTACTAAACTAACTGAATTAAAATACGACATAATAAATTATCCCCTTACAATATCAGCCAATCTGACCCACTATGAGCCAACATTATAGAATTAAATTGTGTAACTATTGTTTGGCCAGCAGAACCATCAATATTCTCACCTATAGATGATTCAATTAATAGACTATTTGGACTACCATCTAACTTTTTAATATGATAAACCTTACCTTCACAATCACCAACATTTGGCAAACTCGCTGTTGCCGCACCTGACCCAACATCAAAAAACACCGCTTGATCATTAATTTGCAACGTATAATCAGAGGTTTTAGTCTTTACATCTAAAATTCCTGCTGTATATTGACTTCCATAAGCATTATATATTGTACCAGAAACAACAGTATCCCCGCCAAATAATGCCACACCCTCACCACTTGCCTTGCCTCCAACAGAACCAGAAACTGAAAGGTATGCATCAGAAGCCGGTGGTCCCATTGGATTCATATTACTACCAACAATAACCCTGTGACCACTAACACCAGAGTCAATTTGTACCCCATTAGGCCCAACTACATTTGCAACCCACTCTGTACCATTTGCAACAGGATATCTACCATATATTGTTCCAGAATGAACCGTATCACCACCAAATAAAGCAACACCTTCGCCCCTAGTTTTTCCACCAATTGCACCAGAAACAAACAACAACAGATCAGATCCGGCTGAATCTGCGTAATAACTATCTCCTTCGTTGCCTGCTATTGCAACCGAAGATGTCGTATTTATTTTATTTCCACCATTGTTCCAAATAACAACAGGATCTCCACTATCATCTTCACCAACACTTAACGTATAAACACTTCCGCTTACTTTAGTTTTAAGCTGCTCTAAGTCTGATCTATACCATATATCACCATCTTTAAATCCAGAGTTGCCAGTAGAAACGGGAACTTCTAATTGTCCTTCATGAAAGCTATCGCCAAATCCCATGTGTATAATTCTCCTACAACAAAATAATTTGCTTCTCTAATATATATAGTTTTAAAGATTAATTAATGACAAAAAAATATTTGAAATTGAAAAGAAATATTAACCAACGCCACCCCAACCAGTTTCCTTTGTATTATTTGTTGAGCCAGTGATAGTCCAAAAATTTTGACTTTTTACCACTGTCAACCCTGCAAATAGCTGATATGGAGCACTGCCACCAAGAGCCTTAAGCCATAACTCTGAGATTCTAACATCTAACGTTAATGAATCATTCGGTCCTAACTCCACATAATTGTTACCATTTACGCCATTTTCTGTAAACCCCATTCTGATTGTATCTGAGCTTCCTGTGTTGTGAAGCATAATTTGGCCAGTAACCTTGCTATCAAATGTAATCCTGTTGGCGTTTGCGGTCGCAATTGAAGAAGTTACCCAAGGGTCTTTTGCCATTCTATATACATCAACATTATTCGGACCAAAGTAAGGTGTTCCAAGTCCCATTTTTATTCTCTCCCTGACAATTTATTTTCAATGTCATCTTTAATTATTGTTAACTCGTCAAAAAACCCATCTAATTCTTTCAAAAAAGAATCAACTTCTTGTGGATTAAAAATATGCAACAAATCACTACCAATTGTAATGCCTATTTTTTCTAACTTTATAAACGCAGAACTAATATCTGACAATAAACTTCCCAATTCCTCTACCTCATTAACACTTAAATAAGGATGTTTTTCCTCATCTTCTGTTGGTGGTAAAAACCTATCTCTATCCAGCTTATCAAAAAACTCCTTTATCAATCGTCTTTCAAATTTAATGTCACCCATAATTATTCTCCTCCATCTCCTCCATCATCACCACCATCATCGTCACCACCACCATCATCTCCGTAATCACCCCCTGCATCGCCATATCCGCCTGCCAACATATCATCAATATCATCATACCAACCAATATCACCACTAGTTGACATGCCTGTTATCTGCATAGACTTAGGATCAAACCTGTAAAACTTAAATTCTTCTTTAATTATATTCTCTATATATTTTTCTAATAAGTTCACCTATTTAACTCCTTATAATTCACAACTATAAGTATCACATCTATTTAATATTCTATTACAAATTCTATATACTCTATCTGACTTGTTTAAAGTTTTATTTAAGATATTTTCCACTTGTTCTCTTTTCAACTCAACAGCATTATTATGTTTCATTATTGCATTGTTTGTTGATGGCTCACATACAAGATCAAAAGCAACTAATGTATAACTAGTTACAACTTCATTATCATTCTGTCTTTTTGTCTCACCAACGCCCCTGGATGAAATCCCAATAACACCACTATCCTCAACAATAACCATAATATCTTTTCCAACTCTTGTTGGCAATATTTTTATTTTACCCCAAACTTCATTTCCATCCCACCAAATATCTAACATCCTTAAAGCAGTTGACTTTAATGATACTGTCGAATCATCTGGGTGATCTGCCTCTCCCCAAGCTCTATTTTCTGCAATAATCTTTTTGTAATTATCAACCTCAACCTCTAAAATATGTCTAGGATATATTCTACCGTTAGCGTTTACAGAATCTGCCCGCTGTATAACACCAGTCAATATAAAGTCTCTCCCATTCTCTATAGACTCTTTTATAAGGCCAGTGTTGTTTTTAACATCAATAAAGAAATCATCTATTAATAGTTTTTTTGACATACTTAAATTCCTCAGCTAATTATAATTATATTCAATTTTATTAAATTTACTTTTTATTTTTTTAATCCCTTATAATACTCTTCTTTCTTATCTAACCCCACTTCTTGCCAGTACCTACTTTCTGAATGTCTTTTATCCTTTAGATACCATTCTTTTATTCCACTAAACCACTCAATAGCAGGGCCATCAGTTCGATGAAGCTTTCCATTTAAATACCATTTTTTTGATTCATCAGAGTCTTCAATAGCAGGACCATCTTTTCGATGAAGCTTTCCATTCAACCACCATTCTTTTGTTCCATCAGCCCACTCAATTGCAGGACCATCTTCTCGATGGCGCTCTCCGTTTAGATACCACGATCTCAATCCACCAGGAGTTTCAATTGCAGGACCATCAGTTCGATGAAGAAGTCCATTTAGATACCACAATATTGTCCCATCATCCTTTCTTATCATCCCCGTAAATGGAACATACTTAAATATCGAACTTGGAATGTTATATTGTTGCAACTTGCCTTTCAGCCAACTTAAATTCTTCTCATTATCCTTAGAATCAAACACCTCTTTGCTATCACCCTCACCAACCGCAACTGCAACCTTCTCCCCACCATCTTTTGGCAATATGTAATATAATGTTACTTCTCCTAAATATTTTTCAAAATGACTTGAGTTGTTCTTCCATGCCGTACACCACTTCGTATTGCTTCCATAATAACAACTGGCTTTATGAGTCTTCGGAATTAATACCACAACTTCATCATTCTCAAATACAATGTCTGCACCCTGTTTCTTTACAGCTTTTTTTTGTTGACGCTTTGAAGAGTCTGAAACTTTGCTTAATTCACTTCCAAGATCGCTCAAACTATTATATTTATATAAGTCCTTCTTATCACCCTTCAGCCTTTGAGTGTTTTTATGAAATTTATTAACCAAGTCAATAACACTCGCCTCATTTTCCCCACCATAAACAACTTGTCGAGTCATCCATAAAAGATATTTATTGTTACCTGACGGATCTTGACTAGATAAATTGTTAACAAGATCTTTGTTGTTAAAATATTTATTCCGAACATCCTCCAACCTTCCCTCAGCCAACAATAATCTAATATATTTTTCTAATAAGTTCACAAAGAAGCACCTCTTATCACAAGTTTAAAATTGACCTTTTTTTATTACACATATAAGCCTCCATATCAATACCAAAAAAATCAAATTTAGCTCACAATGTATTTTCTAAAAATTCTAATGTAGTACCTACTAAGAGCAGGAGAAAGCGCCTCAAACGATTCTGACTCACTTTCTTGCTTAATTTTTAAAGTTTCACCAACCGACTCTTTATATTTTTTCTTGAGAATTTTTTCAGTATCATCCAAAATCTCATAACCTTGTTCAAAACATTGTTTATATTTTGGAGAACCCTTATAATCAATTACATCAGCAACAATATAATATAAAACAAACCCATCATTATCAAACTTTATTTGGATGCCTATGTTTGGGTTCATACTTTCCAGACTGTCTATAATTGTTTTAATTGCTGATTGTTGATAATCAATCATACCAACATCTTTATTAAACATCATCTTCATTTCCTCCAGAAATTAATTGTTTAGCCCTCTTCAGGGCATCATCTTTGCTTAAATATATACCATGAATATGTTCTGGATCTAGTCCACCCTTTGCAGCCCTCATTAATTGCACAATGTTAGACTCATATACAATATCCCCCAAGCTAGGTGAATCAGTCCTTCCAATCTTCTCAACAACATAAAAAGAAACTGGAAAATTATCGAACTCAATTTCAATTTCAGGACCAAAGCCAGGATATAACTTTTCTTTAAACTCATTAACAACTTTCAATGCCTGATCAAGTTTGCCACTTTTTTTAGCTTTATTTAACTCTTCTTTTAAAAAATTTGCAAATTCACTTACATTAATTTTCATTTTTATTTATTCCCCTACCTTGTTATCTTCAATTGATTGTTTAATTTTTTCCCTTTTAAACACATCACCATAAAGATTATTATATGTATCTTTTAAATTATCATTAAATTCACTAAAAGTCTTATAAAGATCAATTTCATATCTTTGTTTAACCAACTCAAAGAACCCAACTGGGGTTGTGTTTGAAAAACCTTTCATCGCAATAATCACATCCTCAATAACACTCTTAAAATCAGGACTGTTTTTAAATGCATCCAAACCTAAATTTGCATTATACTTAACCTCTTCCTTTAAAATATCTTTAAGTTCACCTTTTGTTAGCTTTACTTTCATTTATTTTTATCTCCCAATAATTTTAGAGTTAATTAGATTTTTCTTATACTCTCTATTAAATTCATAATTCTCTTTTTTAACATAATTAGACATAGCCACATCAATAAAAGTTAATAACTTTTTATATAAATCATCATACAATATATTTATATTTTGATCCAACCCAACAATACCATTTAAATACCCATAAACCTTATTTATGTCTCTTTGTGACTTTCTTTTTAATTCAATAAAAACATTTTCATATATACCCTTATTTTTAATAATATATTCTGCATTCCAATTGGCGCTATACATAGTCTTCTTTACATTAGTAGTAATATCTAAATCGCTTTTATCTATTGAAGCAGGATCTAAATAAGAATTAATCTCTAACTCACCCATCTTATCCTTAAAAAGTTGTCTTTCTTTAGAAGATGTTTTTTTAGAAAAATTAATCAACATACCCATAACACTATCATGTAAAACGTTTTTAAATACACTACTTAAAAACACACCTAGCTGACTACTAACAAACTCATCTGCATTAAAATTACCTATACCCTTTTTTCTTGCCAACTCCTCTAAATCAAACTTAAATTCCAAACCCATAAAATATTTATATAAAGAATCTTCACCATTATATTCTATATTCTTTAACTTTTTAGACTTTCCAAATAAACCCCTAATCAACCTTTCTTGATTAACATCTTTGCTAATAATATATCCTTCATCAACCAATGCATCATAAACTATCCCATTTTCAACAATATCTTTTATGCTATCATCAGTTTCTTTCATACGTTCAGCAAACTCCTCATAATCATCATCTTGTTCCATATTAAAATCGAACCTAACACTTATAAAGTCTCCTTCCTCATCAACCTCAATATAATCACTTGTATAAATATAATTGTTATTTAAAATACCACTAATTGTACCATCAATTTCACCAGCACCACTTTCATTAAATCTGTCTCCCTTTTGTAACTTAACCTGAAAGGAACCATACCCCCTGAAATCATACCTCCCAGCATCATATTCATCATAATCCAGCATAACATAACCATTACTATCTTGTTCAAAGGCATTAACTAACTGCTGTAAATGTTCCTCTATAGCCTTACCAGGAGATTCCTTGTCAAAACTTTGATTGATGCCATCCTCAACTATATCAACAATTTCTTCATCTTCATCAAACAAATCAAACAATATGCCACCCAAACTATGACCTATTATCTCTCTATCTAAGACATCAAAAGCAGTTTCAAGATCGGCATTGGCATCAAACACTAAAGCTACCTTGCCACCATAACCTAAATCATCTTCCTCCTTATTACCCATAACTCTCTTCCTAAAAACAAAAATAAACGCCTTCCCTTTAGAAGTATATTGATTCCAATAATTTTCGCTTTTTGTATATGATATGCACCATTGCGTTCCCCTTCCATAATAACAACTAGCATCTTCACTTAATGGTCGCACAACCATATAATTTTTATCGTTATAAATTATATGTGCATTTTCAGTCATCCTTATTTTTAACTCTTCTTTTTTTTCTTTACTAGTTTTATCTAGATTATTCAACATTGTTCTTAATTCGACCAAAGACTTATAAGAGTTAATATCTTTATTTGTTAACCTTTGAACATTATCATTAAATCTTTTAATAGCATCAACAATATATAAACTTTGGCCTGGATCTTTAACCCACTCTCTCATTGCCCACATCAAATATTTATTATTTCCAGGTAAATATTCTGCAAAATAATCTACCTTCTCTTTATGTTCTGGGAACTTTTCTTTTGCATCACTAACCCTTGACTCAACAAGAAGCATATCAATATTTTCTAACAAAATACTCATTTATTTGATTCCTTTATATCCATTCTGCAATATATATTTAACCAAAGCAATTTCAAAATAACTCATATCTGACAACAATTTATCAACTTTTTTATAATAAGAATTAATATAGTTGTCCCTCTTCTTGACCCTTTTAACAACTAAGTCTATCTCCAACAATTCATTACTTTCTAACGAGCCTAATTTATCAATAACATCCTTAGCATAGATTGATGATATATTCTTTAATCTATTTTTTTGTCCAGCTTTATCATAATTGACCTTCACCATATAATCATCATAATCAACATGTAAATTAAAGCCAGCAAAAACCTCTCCAGTGTCTATAAGCTCTACAGAAAAATAAACAACAGGATTGTTAACATCAGTTTCTTCATCTGTCTTTATACCACAAACCTGAATTCGTCTATTGTCAACCTTCTCTTCTATAATCTCAATGGCCTTTGCCAAAGCCTCCCTTTTTGCAAACAAAACACCGTCCAACAAATCTCTCAACTGAGCGTTTGAGGCTAATGTTTGCTTTGACAACCTTGCTGTAATTTCTTCAAAGTTTGGTGTGCTATCAAAAACAACTTGTTCATTTAAGATATGTTCAAAATAACTCTTTATTGATAAATTCAGATCATTATTACTCATAATATTAACCCACCTGTTCAATAGCAAGGATTTCACAACTAGAATTCTCTTGCATTATTTTACCCTCTACGTCGTCAACTGATTCAGCTAGCACTACTAAAATCTTTTCCTTGTTATCTTCAGTAATAAACATGACTTCATACAGGTTAAGCTCTTTATTTTCAATTAAAGCCCTTTCCTTTTTATTTATATCCCTCTTAATAATGCCAACAGAAGCCAACAATTTATTATTAATAACAACCTTCTCTTCATTTAGAATTTCATTTTTTTGTTCAATTGCACTTTCAAACAATTTTCTTAAAAATTTCTTTTCTTTCTTATTCATCTTATATATTCCTCTTATTTATTTGCTTCGTTAATAAATTCTGCTGCATTAAGCCAGCATTTAACACATTGTTCACTGCCAATCTTCATGTCATTATTATCAAAATAACCCTCTACCTCGTTAATAGCCTTCATTGTTATATCACTTTCAAGAATATCATTGCTTTCCTTCAAAACATTTAAAGCCTTCCTTATTTCTATTTTTGATTCAACAACAACATTCTCAATAGAATCATTTAATATACCAGTCTTTGCAGCCAACAATCTAATTTGAACATCATTTAACTTGTTATTATATTTTTCAAAAAACTTTTTCTTCATAACAGAAATAACAACATTATTATAGACATCTTTGTTGCTGACCTCAAACTTACTTGCAACCTTGTCTTCCTTTAAAAGATATTCAACAACATCTTCTTCAAACTTAACAATATGCGCTTTATTATTAATACTTCCATTTCCCCTATATTCATTTAATAAATTATGAATAGAGGCAAATTTATCATAATTGTCAACCCGCTCATTGTAAAAAGATGGACCAAAGCTATAATTAATCTCTTTAATTAACTTGCTCTTTTCTTTTTCTACCCTTTTAAAATTAACTTTAGATACTGCCCCTTTAATTTCTGAGAGGATTCTATATGCAGCTTCTTTTGTCTTTATGTTTGTGTCAGTTATAGCAGAAACAATTCTTAACTCTTGCTTGATTAATGAGTCATCATGAAAGTTTCTATCGAAAACTTCTACAGCCCTCTCAGCCTCATGGAAATCTTCGTCTATTAAGCATTTAGAAACATACCTAATAAAAAATTCACAAATAAGTGCAACGTTTCGTTTTTTATTATGAGAAATAGATTTTTCCATTTCTATTCTTCCTCCAATTTATTGTTATTTTCATCTTCGTTCAATTGTTTTACTCTACTATTAAAAGAAGTGTCATCTTTCAGAGAATTAATTAATCGCTTGACCTCAAAATCACTTCTTTTTACATATTCCTCATCAAAAACAGAACCAACTACTTCCTCTGATTCAACAGACATATCAGGTTCCAACAAGTTCTTTCTACTACGTTTTGAATATATGCTTGTGTTTAAATCAGCAATGTTATTAAGATCAGACGATGCTAAACTTTCTGGGCCGTGATGTTCACGACGATTACGGTTATGTTTCAACCTATACTCTTCACCACGATCAGCAGAAGTCCGTTCATCTTTTTCTGTTTCGTCACTCTCTTCATCATCTTCAATCTCAACCAACAAATCACCGCCTACAATATTCTTAGAGGCAAACAAGCCTCCCCCGCCGACCTCCGCAGGCTCCGTTCCGCCACCAACATCACCAGCACCAGCAGCAGCCATCCCACCTTCGTCAGCACCAAACAACTCTTCTACAGGCTCACCAACATCTTCATCACCGAAATCCTCTTCGTCAAAACCACCACCACCGCCGCCAAACCCACCGCCCATAAAGTCATCACCACCGCCGACATCCTCAACACCATTAGACAACTCATTTAACTCTGCATTCAGTAAAATATCTTCCTTAAGACCTTCATTAATCTTTTCAATTTCCTTACTAGATAACTTATAAATTCTCTTTTGCAAGGATTTTCGATCTATGTGATGTTCAGGAACCATACCAGCAATCTCAAACCTTGTTCTCCAAAGTTCTAACTTTTGTTGTTCAGCAATATTTGATGGGTTTGTCAACTTTAATTCAAAATCAATTAAATCTTCTCCCTCAAAACCATGAGCATATAAATGAATTATTGCTATTTTTGTTAATTCAGAAACTATTACCCTCTGAATTCTTTGAATAGACCTACTGAACCTAACATCTTCAGCAGACAACGTTGACTTGCCCATTGTATCATCAAAGCCAAGATACGTTTTTGGCACTTGCAAAGCTGAAAATAGTTTCGCCCTAAAATATTCAATGTCTTCAACATCTCCAGTATAGCTTCCACCAGCCAATGTCTCAATCTCTGTAGATTTGTCACCACGAACAGGAACATAATAATCTTGTTCTGTACTTAAAGCAGAATACCTTAAATCAATTTGACCATTAGATGAATCAACAACATGATCTCGCTTTAATTGTGTTTTAATGTTTTCAATATACATTGGAACTTCATCAGGTGCAATATTTCCGACATCTATTTTGAATACACGTCGTTCAGGACTCCTAACGATTCTGTACACCATAACGCTATCTTCCAACAAGGTTAATTGTCTAAAAATCCTTCTAGCACCATCTAAAACGGACATTCCATATGGAGCAAACGTATCGTTACCATTCAACCTGAAGTGGCTAATTTGCCAATTTTGTAAAACTTTATTTTGTGTTGCCCATCGATATCTAACAGCCATTGGATTTTTAAGATCAAACCCCTCTTCTCTCTCGACATCTTGAACTGGAATTGGTAGAATCCCGACAATCCCATAATCAGGATCAACTTGGTTAAGCAAGAAACAATCTCCCCACTTACATAAGCTTCTTGTCCAACCCCACATATTAAATTCAACATTAAGAGTGTCAAAAAACAATGTTTCAAGAAGATCTTTAATTCGATCATTATCCGTCAAAATCTTCATAACACTGCCATTTTCGTCATAAGTAACACTTTCATCAGAATATAAATTTAATGCTGCTGAAATAATTGGATCTGAATCCATTTCTGCGAAATCCGAATACCTTGCCATTCTATCATAAGCCGTATTAAACATTGTAGAACTATTATAAATAGAACTGTTCATCATATGAGCCATTGACGCTTTTGAGAAGCCAGTATCTATTTCACCTGATAAGGCTGTTTTAATAATTGGGCCATCCCTAAACATCTTATTAAGCCTTGTAAAAAGATTAACCGCTCTCTTGACTCTAGAATCTTTTTTATTTTTTTCGTTATCTGCCATATTTAACCTCTAAAACATTATTATATTATTTATTATTTTATCATAACTTAACTATCTTTTAAAACTTAATAAAGCCAATTTAAATTACCTAGTTCTTTTTTTATCAACCTTTTCTTACTATTACTAATGTCTACATTCCCAAAAAACAATGCACTTTCTGCCATATTTAACGAATTTGATATCCCTGAAAGCTCTTTAATTGACTCAAAGTCAGAACTAGTCATTGAAATACAACTAACAAAAACTTTATCTAGTTCTTCTTGATTTAACATTCCAGCAAAAATAACATCTAACAACCAAGCTGCTATAGACATTGCAAGAATAGTATCATCATTACAACCTTTTTGTGCTTCAGGCCTTCCATTATTCCACACAAACGACTTCATTTCGTCTAACGTTCTTTCACTATATATTCTAATTTGCTTATTTCTTACCATTTCTTCTAACTTAGAAACATATAATGGCCTAGATCCTGCTGATGTTGGTATGCCCATTACATAATCTTTTCTACCCTCATAGGCAAACATTCCAACACCACCCTTTGTTTTCGACTTATGAGAATAATAAATATTTTTATATTCTAAATCTTTTAGCTTACTAAGAACAGCCCAACCATAACTATTGTTCTCAATTGCAACTATCGCATTATTATATATTTTTGCTGTCCTATTAATTAATTCAGCATATCTGTCCGTAGGTATTCTACCAACATATTCCGCAACTTGTTCCCTACTAGCCATATCAATAACATGAAATGCAGAATTATCATTTCCATCACCCCTAGCAACATCAGCAGACAACAAATACTGAATGTCTTGTTTTGGCTCTATAAAATACCATAAATTATCTTCAAATGATGCTGAGGTGAACTTGTTAAAAATGTTATCTCCAACAAATTTTATATCTGATCCCCCAAAATATGTATCTCCAGATTGCTCAAATGAACATAGGTACTCTCTAGCTCTTTTTTGATCTATCATGTTTTTAGTTTCTTCATCAAACCAAGCTTGATCTCTTTCTGGGTGTACGTCCCACATTAATTTTGTCGGGAAAAACCTATTTTTACCAACCTCGGCCTCTTTCCACAATCTATGGTAAGTTGAACCAACACCCCTCGGAGTACTAACAATAACACACCTACCACCAGTTGAAATAGTGGGTTCAATTGATGCCCACAATTCACCAAAATCTTGAATCACTGCTGCTTCATCAATTACTAACAATGATAATGATTCAGACACACCACTATTCCCAGTTGTTGCCTCCACCTTAATTGCAGACCGATTTGAAAACTCTATCTGATTTTTATTATCTGTTACCATCTCTGACATTTTTAGCCAATTTGGTAACAAATTATACATGATGCGAACCTTTTTAAGCATGTTCCTGGCTGATCCCTGTTTGTTTGCAACAATAAGCACGTTTTTATCTTTGTGAAAAAGAGTAAACCACAGAATAAAGCCAGCCACGTCAGTAGAGATACCAAGTTGCCTAGCCTTAAGCACAATGTTATGCCTATGCTTTATTAAGTCTTTATTTAATTGTTCCTGATAGTCGAATAGGGCAAAAGGAATTATACCCCTTGTAATATGTTGAATTTTACCATATTTTCTTAAGAAATAATTAACATCCTTTCCAGATCTTATTATTTCCTGAGTTATTTGTAATTTACTTTTTTTAGCCATAAAGAGTTCCCAAACAAATTATATTGCTGAGTTTTAACAACTATTAAATATAATTAGTAATTAGAAACTTTTATTTACTAGTTTTTTTTATTTTTTTTGTTTTTAGGCGAAGGATTATTTGATTGTAATTTCTTTTGGCTCCATAGCAGCAACCAGCTTTTTATCTTTTGGGATGAAAACCTTAAGAACACCATTGACAACTTCAGCAGAAACCTTTGAACAATCATACATGTTGTCAATAATCCAAACTTTATTAACCTTAAGATCTGGAGCAAAACCCTTAAACTCTTCTGGATTCTTATCGCCAATGTCAACTTTAAAGATCAAAACATTATCCCCATTACAATCAGCCTCTGTACTTAACTTAACCCACTCCTTTTCAACACCTGGAATTGGGACATCGACATTAAGTCCATGATCATCCACATAATACTTATAACTTTGACACTGATCATTAAGACTAACATTACCATCATCATCAAAAAATTTAAATAGGCTTGATTGCATTTCAGGCCAAGTTACACCAAAGGCATCACCAAACTTACGGCCACGACCACACATATTAGGGCCAGTTCCATCCATTTTTCTCATTCTGTTTCTCATTTCAAAACCTCCTACTAAATTTAAATTATTTGCTTCAAAAATTATAATCATAATATAATAGATAGCTATGTTTTGTCAAGAGCACTTTTGAATATTTTCCAAAAAACAACTAACACTATCTTTTGAGTCTAGGCTATAAGCAGATTTTTCTATACTTAACTTGTTGTCTACCCTTGCTGATACCCTAAGCGCAGCGGATCTAAAGTATTTAGGATCTTCTTCCAACTTATTTAACAACCACGCCCTTTCCTTGTCACTCAAAAAGTTATTATTTTTAATGCTACTATTCACCATTTTTTTTGACATCCCGCTTTTTCTACCATAAGCTCCCATCCTAACCTCAATATTAACCTTCGGAACATCAAAACTATTCACACCTACCTCATTAAGACTTGCTGGATCTTTACCCAAATAATATAATCCATGACCACCTATCTGAATATAAAAAACATTTTTATTATTATACAAGTCAACAACAAACCTACTATCAAGTACTATAGAATTATTTTTACCATACATATCAGCTTGTCTTCTAGAGTTTGTACCTTTGTTGCCACAATAATTCCAAGCATTACTTGTTGTAACAACAGGAAACTTATTATAACCAAACCTTACAAACTTGTCTACAGCACTCTTGCCAATAAAGTCACCGTCATCCACCCCAATATCATACTTCATAGAGACAATATCATCAAAAACTTTAACAAACAACCCTCTTTTCTCATTAATTTTACCAACAATATATTTAGAAATATTACCATCCATCTTTCTTAATGATTCAGATAATTGTAAGTCATATAAATTACCACTCAAAATACCAGAACCCATATAATCGCTAATAGAGTTTTTAACTTCCAGATTGTAACAAACATCATTTATCTTAAAATCAAGATCCGCACCTGTAGAACTTTTTGCATTATTAGATATTACACCACCAATACCACAAGAAGCAATACTTTCAAAAACTTTACTTTCATATATATACCCAATATTTTCTTTCATAACATTATTATCATTATTTGTCAAAACAAAACCTCTCAATAACTAAAATTAAAAAACGTAAACCACTAAAATTATTAATTATTTTTTATCACGCCACTTGTCATAAACAATCACTTCTTCATCAGTCATTTGTTTTAAATTATCTTTATCCCAATCATCTTCTCTGCCTTCTACAAAATAAATATAACAACTAAAACAACACTTGTGCCTAAAATAATAACCTTTATCTACATCAATAATCATTGGCCTGTGACAAACTGGGCAACGTGACGGAACCTTGTTTTCTACAAAATCTTTATCTAACCTCATCTTTGACATAGTTGACCAAAAACCGCCCCCATTACCATTGTCTTTCCAAACACGAACCTTACCGTTACCCAAGTCTTCAATAAACCCATCATGTAAACAATCAGACATATAAACCCCCAGTTTTCAAATCACAATTTTTGCATTATGATTTTGATCTAAATCAATATCTATAATATTGTCAGCAACGTCTTTCAAAGAATCAATATGCGTAACAATAATAATGTTCTTGAAATATTGTTTAAGCTTTACTAACATATCAGACATACTTTCAACCTTATTGCCATCAAGAGCACTAAACCCCTCATCAATTATAAATGAAGATGATCTTGGAATACTTGAAACCAAACATAACCCTGCTCTAATTGCAATTGATGAAATAGTTTTTTCCATTCCAGAGGCAATTTGAACAGGACGGGGATCAGTATCTGGATATACAAGATTAATAAATATATTACTGTTACTGTCATAATCTAATAATATTTTAAAAGAAACTACATCTGACAACAACAAGTTAATTGTGTTGTTAATAATTGGCAAGTTTTTTGAAATTATTTGTTTTGGAATACCATTCTTACCTAAACAATCTGATAACAAGCTATATACATTATACTTTTTTAAGCAATTATCATAATCAAGTCTTTTTATTTTCCACTCATTTAATGTCGTAACAACAGATCCAACGCTTTTGTTAAGATCTGCAATGTTTTCATTAGCTTTTTTAATCACCTTTGCTTTATTTGGCCTTTCTGCCATCAAAACTCTTATTTGTTCATTTAATTCCTTATTTAACTCTATTTGATTCTTATCATTATTATAAACTTCAACCTTTTTTAACAACTCCAACCTAGACTCTTTTAACTTGGAAACAATAGATTTTTTATTACTTAAGTCATTTAATATTTCTGACTTACTCTTATTCAACTTGTGTTCATTTGAAATTATTTTTTCTATTTTATTATAATTACCAACAAAACCACTCTCTTCTATTTCAAAAATCTCGACACTACATTCATTAATATTTTCACCAAGCTCCTCTAACTCTAACCTCACACCCTCAAGCTTATCCCTAGAAGCAACAGCATCTAAAATTAAAGGACACTTGGAGAACACATCCTTAAAATCACTTAAATCACCACAAGGAATTTTACTAAGAATCTTTACCCTGTTTTCAATATCACATAGAAAATCTTTTTTATACCCCTTTTCACCTTCAAAATTATCAACATCATTAAGTAACGAATCATAATTTGACTTCTTTGTTTTCATTTCCTCAAAATTATATTCACTCAAAATTTTAGCACTAATGTCTAATTTTTCATTAACACTAAGAAGGCTATTTTCAACATTAAAAATCTCATCAACCATGCCATTAATCTTATCATCAGCCTTCCCCAGCTTTATATTAACATCTTTAATATCAATCAAATCTACGTCAACTACCTTTGAATGAAGAGCACTAACCTTTTTATCTATATCATTAAGACATTTTAACTCTTTAACATATATGTTATTATTCTTTTTTAACTCTTTTTCAAACTCACCCAACCTAGATTTACAACCTTCTATCTCTTCATCAAAGTCAATGTCATCATATTGTTTCAACTTAGATTTAACACTTCTAAAATTGTCATTAACTAAATCATATCTTTCTTCAAAAAAATATAGATCCAAAAACTTCATAATAATCTCTTTTCTTAAAGTAGCGCCCTTGTTAATAAACGACATGATATCACCCTGAGATGCCACTGATGAAAGAAAAAGATCATCTACAGAACCAAACATAGATCTAATATTCTTCTCAGTATCAAACCTTTGCTCACCATTTAAACATATATCATTACCCTCACTATCAATTCTAAAAAAATCTAAATCAGTTTTAGACTGTATAACACCACTACTATTTTTGATTTTTTGAACAGTCCTAACAATTTTATACTTATTTCCACCAACCTTCAATATCAACTCACCAAAACACTTTTTAGCCCTAGAGTTAATATATTCAATATTTTTTGTAACCAGCCTATTAGTTGTATTATGCATGATATGACAAATGGTATCAATTGCTGCTGACTTACCAATTGCATTTTGGCCAGAGATTAAATTTATTTTATTGTCTAGTTTTGAAAAATTTATTATATTTCTTCTACCATAATTAAAATAATTTCCAAACCTTAAACGATCAAAATCCCAAACAACATTTCTGACCAAACCATCACTAGACAAGTTATCATCTAAATCTAAGTTTAACTTAACAACACTATCTATAACACTCTTTTTAATATCCTTGTTCTTAAAATAATTCCTTATTAACGATGACTGGACATCTCTATTTCTAATATTGTCTGATATTACCTTTAGGCTTTCAAAATCATCACTATTAAAGCTCATAGATGAGCTATGAATCTCTCTAATATCTTTTGGCTTAAATTTACTAATAATCTTAGACTTGAACTTGGCTAATTTAGCAAAATTTACATTATCATCAATAGCTATTCTAATCCTAGAGTTTGGTTTAGGGTTAAACCACGATGGAATCTTACACTCTTTATCAACATTGATAGTGTAAAACTTTAATGGTGAATCAACAACAACAAACTCCGTATCAAAACTATCCCTATCGTCAATTTTCCACAATAAAAACCCGCTATCTAAACTCTCACCAAAGTTATTCTGCAACAAACTGCCAGCATATGCACATCGCTTATCTTCATCTAAAAACTGATGTTTATGAATGTCGCCCAACATAACAAAGTCAAGCCCATTAAACATAGAAAGATCATGCTCACTAGTAAACAAAAAACCAGTCTCATTATCAGAACCACGAACACATATATGTGCAAGGCCAATAGAAATATCAGACTTTTTTATTTGTTTGTTATTTTTTATATTTTTTATGCCAACATCATTATTATCAACAATGGAATAAACGGCAAAACATACATTTTTCCCAGCAACCTCACAATTATATAATCCAGAACCATAATACAACTCTAAATTTTCCATCACATTACAAACTGGTATAACTGGAGATATTCTATTGGAATTATTAACATTAATATCATGATTGCCTAATATCACTTTGACGGGCGCTATTTTAGTTAAACCAGAAAAAAACTTTTGCGCTAATAAAATTGCCTCACCAGATATTTGTATTTTTGTGTGAAAACAATCGCCAGTAAAAACAATTAAATCAGGTTTAACTTTTTCTAATTCGACAATTAAATTATTTATTGTTTTATCAAACTCATTATAAAACTTATAATTTCTAACATGTAAGTCAGATATATGTGCTATCTTAATCATTTAACCTCATTTTTATCTGAATAGAATTTTCATCATTGAATTATACTTTTTATTATTACTTTTAAGATAATATAATGCTTCTTCTTTGGACATTTCGCCAAAATCATTATATTTTGTCCCACTAAAAAATACAACCCTAACATCAACATCATGACTAATTAAATTATCTGCTATATCAAAACTTTTCTTCAAAGCGTCCCTATCTAAAGCTAACAATACCATTGGCTTACTTTTAACTATCTTCTCAAAGAGAACACTGTTTTTAGATATTGAAGACCCAAGAATAGGAATAGAGTTTTTGCCACACTTTATTGAATCAATTATACCTTCAGTAATAACTATTGGCTTATTATAATCAACATAAAGCTCATTATAAACAATATTCTTACTTGCCTTACTGTTTAAGTATTTATTTCCAGGTAATTCATCCCATATTTTCCTCCCAACAAAATAATTTATATCACCATCTACATTAAATGATGGAAATACCACCCTATTTTTATATCTACCTGAAACACAGAAACCAATCTTATAAAAGATAATATCATCTCTAGTAATACCACGTTTATATAAATATTTTTTTGCACTATTTACATTTGGATCAGAACTTTTATACATCAACAACTTAAATCCATCCGGGGGTCTTAATTTTTCACCAATATCATTGTTTTTACACGACCCCTTACAATAAAGAAAACTAACCCTATCATATAAAGCCTTCTTGTAATCTATATTGCTATCCCTATCTGACGTGCCATCACCACTTATAACAAAACTATTCTTCTCAGACTTAAATTCTAATGTTTGTCTATCACTAGCAAACCTTTTTAATATATAATTAACATTTTTACCCCTTTTGCCACAATGCCAGCAATGCCAAACACCACTTATATGTATCGCCAACTTCTTCTGATTGGGGTTTGATTGCTCATTCTTGTTGTGAAAAGGACAATAAAACATTAGTTCTAGTTCATTACGCTCTTTTTCGCAATTACCTAAAAACTCTTCTAATATTTTTACTTGTTTTAAAGTAAGGAAATCATCATTATTTACCATGTATTTTAACCGCTTCTTTTTAAATAACCATAAACAATTACAAATGCATCAGCCATATCATAATTTTCATCTTTTAGATTGTTAAATTTGCTATATGTCCAATCATCATAGTTAATTATATCATTAACCTTTTCAAAAATAAAGTGCTTCCGCTCCTTATACTTCAAACCTTTGGGTACGATAATACTACAACCCTTTCTAGCACTCATTACATTATAAACAATTTGCTCAATATCTAAAAACTCCTTTTTGCAAACATATTGCAATAACATATTAAAAGAATATAAATTGAACAAAGTATTAGCATTGCTTTTGCCAGGAGCAAACCTTTTTAATGGGGCCTCAATAACAATAATGTCTGTATTATTAATATATTTGTACCCAAGCAACCAACTCTTAAAGAAGTCAACTTTTTCAAATATATCATTAATTTTCTTAAGGTTTAAAACACCTATATCAACCAGATCCAAATTAGACTTATTAATAAGGCAAAATCCAATATTAGAAGTTGATATATCTAACCCTAAAGCATATTTTTTATTGTTCAAAACTTTTAATAATCTATCTTGAATCTAAAGAAGAATCGATCCTTATCCCGCTCCTTCGCAATAGGTTGCGCTAAGTTACACCTACCTACTATATTATAATACTTATCATAAAAGTTAAAGTTAGAAATTATAGTATTATACTCACTTTTCTCAGGAGAATCAGAGACAAACTCAACAAACCTTTTGTTTGATGATGAGTTCGCAAACTCTGCTGGCACTTCAAACTCAACAGTTCTTGTGTTAATGTCAACTGTACCACTAAATTGTATGTCAAACTTGTCTTTACCAAAGTTATACAACAATGGAGATTTAACCAACATAACACCTTCATTATAAAAAACATTACCAACATTGTTAAATGTTGCATGTTCAGTCTTAGCATCAGCACGATATAAGGAACCATACCCATCATCTTTCAATGTAATATTAAAAACAGACTCCGATCCCGTAATGTTAGAGTCAATTAATAACATAGAACCCCTCTTTGTTTGATTCCCATAAAAAATATTAGACATATCAAACAAACAACAGTTTTGTGACCTAGAACTGCTAAGTACCTCTCCAATATAATACAGTGGTCTAGAACCAAGGCCATCATTAACAATATATAATGACGTATTGTTAGGATATTTTGGAGAAGCAAATGAATCCAACTCATCGATGAAGTTAAAATATTTATTGTCATAAACTAGCTTATTAGATCTGGCAATGTAAAACTTATCCAAATTAATAGATGAATAATCAACATCTGGAGAGTTGGGTTTAGGGTTGGCAAATGTTGGGATAGGATAATTCTTAATATACATATCGTTATAATTGGTAGAAAACGGATATGTTATATTGCTATCATCACTCTGACTAGCTGTTAACAAAGAACACAAGTTCCAGTTAGGAACAAACTTTCCATTATCACAAGGTAAAACAGTTAAATTTCTTTTTAACATTTTTGGAGACTCTAATAAGTCATTAGCAGGCTGTACCAACTCCTGATCACTTAACTCAGTAGCAGAGGCAGTTAAATTATACAATCTAGGCATACCTGACTTATTAGAGTTTTTTTGTATTCTTGCAAAGTCCCTAGCAAAGTTTTGAACATTAACCTCAAAAGCATTTACACCCATAGCCAAAGGAACATTAATTGGATACGGATGAATTTCAGTATCCACATTATCAAACGTTACGTCCCCCGTAATATCCTCTTGATATAAATTAGTTGTGTATTTATATTTATCTTGCTGTGAGACTTGCTCAACAAACAATAATGGCAAATAAAACTTAAGGCCACTAGCTGACGCATTTGACACTATATCATTGCTCAGCCCACAACTAGACATGTTCCTTATATTTTCAATAGAACGCCAGTCTTTCCACACCCTGACCTCATGCAACTCAGCATTAAGCGGATAATTAAATATAATGTTTTGTGGATCTTTAGACAACACATCTGTCATACCAGACAAGCCTTCGTCATTAGAAGCATATGTGTTAAAAAACGCATTATTAAACCCACCAAAACTACCAATTATGTTACCTTCGAAATAATTGCCTAACACCAACTGCAACGGATCGTTTAACTCAACATTACTACTATCATACCTACTAAACAACCAAGACCTAAGACCACAAAATTCATCATTGTTAGCTTCGTCAGACAAGACATCTTTAGAAATATAAAAATTAGTATCAATGTTACCATCTATAATAAAATCACCCCTAGCCAATGATCCAACATTATTTTTATTTTTATCCCACCTAACCGCAACATGATGCCAATGCTTCTCTTTTAAATAATTAGATGAAGTAAAAACTAAGTTTTCCGATTGATCAAAATCAACAACAGCTAAAGATGGAGCAGTGTTAGTAGATGAGCTTAACTGTAACATTAGTTTATATCTATTATCACCATCATATTGATATGAGTCGCTAGAGGCTGTTATTAACGATAAGGCATAATTACCGCTATAATGCAATATTGTCCCAGCATCTGTCTGAGGGCCTGTAGGCTTAAGCCAGAATTCAATACAAAATGAACTAGAAACACCAAAGTCAAGCTCTTTACTCTCAACAGAACCATTGTTAGCTATTGATTGTGGAGACTTATACACAAATGCTGTATCACTTTGGACTGCGCTAGAAGTGAAGAAGTTAAAACAGCTATAATTTGTAAAACTATTTTCAGCAGTAGGCATTTCAACAATATAATATGGCATTAAACTATTATACACCATATCAAACTTCTGGTTGTTAGAATTACACAACTTATGTAACAATTTATTGCTATAAATTGATTTTTCTTCACCCACAACAAAACTAGAGTTATTTGAAACATAACCATCGTCAAAAGGATAGCTACCAACCGCATTATAAAAATCAGTAACGTCGGTATCAAGACCAAAAGAAAGATTTTCGTACCATTTATCACTAGAATATAAAGCTATGTTACTATCAATTTCCCAAACTCTATAACCATTATTGCTATCATTTTTCCAAGTATATACATCGCCATCATTTAAAACATTTTCATTTTCACAACTCAAAACTGGTGTCTCTCTAGTTATATTAAAGCTTTTATTTGGCTTAGCAATAAAATACTTTTCATCAGAGTCCATTAAGTCAATATTATGTATAGAATTACCCTGAAGGGCTTCTGCTTGACCTATTTTTGAAGGATTAATATCAGTAGAGCCACTAAACCAAGTAGACAACTTGCCAGCAGAATCTGAATCTTTGCCCCACCAGTTACCACTAGGATATTTAGAAACTTCATTATCAACAACCTGAACATATTCAGCACTAGATGTATACGGATATAAATACTTAGTTCCCGTAATTCCTAACGTTGATGACACAAATGAAATTTCTGGATATGTTCTAATTGATAGATTTCTAAAATTACTTTTGTCTAACTTTAAAAATTGAGTCATATTTTCTCATCATAAAAATTAAATATTAATTACCAATCTGTTCTAACTCTAATAGTTAACGCTCTCTCATCATTAAGCAACACAGGACGACTCAATTTAGCTACAGCCATAAGTTCATTATTGGCATTATAAAGACCAATACCAGTAGTATACACAAAACTTTTATCATTATCATCATCTTCAATAACGACAATGTTTTGTTCACTATCAATAAAAGTTGGGTTTGAGGAATAGTTAAACTCTGATGCGTCAATCTTACAGAAAAACAACGTACTGTTTAAGTTAGTTTTATTCTGAAAGCTTAGCTGTGCATCAGTAGAGTTAGCAACCCTTGACGATAAAACATGATCCAATATATTGTCAATCGTACCAGATGCTAGGAAATAATTCTGACCAATCAAAGTCTCTTCAGACATCGTACCGTTAACGAACGAACCAGTAAATTCTGACGTATTGCTGGATGCATTCTGCATAGCTAACGTCCCAGTAATCGGCTGATCAGCTTGGAACGTCTTTTTAAGATCAAACATTAATATGCCCTGATCAATAAATACAAGACCAACTGAATTATCAGTATCATTTGACTGATAAATGTTTGCAACATTTCCGCCATATGTAACCAACTTATTGTCATTAGAATCCACGTCTGAGTATGTTCTAAACAAAGAACCCGTTCTAAACATATTATTATACTCTGGTGTATCTACTGAATCATGAGATGCACTATACGCTGTTCTAAAATAAACTGTTTCCCTCTTCATGCCATCACGGGAAAACAACCTTTTAACATTAATAAATAAAGCCTCATTGATAATATCAGTTTCCGTGTCTGAATTTAATGGTGACACAAATTGTGCATCTTTATCCCCTAAAAGAACTTGTGCATATTGCTGATACATATACAGTTTTTCTCTCATTTGTGCTGTAGTAGATTTAAATATATAAAGCCCATCATCATCTAAAGTTGGGTTAAGATCTGTTACAATTGTTGAATCAACATGTAACCCAACAGAAACATCAAGAATCGGGTTTGATGTAGCTAATGTATAATCATTGTCATAACATGTTTGCCACAATGAACTAGTGACTGAATATAAGTTATTCCATGAATCAGCAGATTTAGCATCATAACTAGATGATGCCCAATGTACATATTTCCTTCTGGTATTTACCGCAGAGCCAGAAACATCCTCACCAGCGATATCGATCAACTGATTTAATGAAGACCTGCTAGTCTTAATATCTTCAGGGTTAAAAGTTTTAAACGTTGCCATATTATATACACCTCCAGAAAAAAATAAACAATATTATTAAGTTTTACTTATCTCTACTCTAATACTCTTTTCAGCGCCAGTATTAACCCCACGAACCTTAACATATGTAACAATAACATTCTTATTCTGTGTCGTGCCCCTCTTTTGAAAGGTTAAATTGCTAATAGACTTAGCTTTAACATCTAGCCTTATAGATGAGCCATTCGCTGAATCTCCAGAAGTTCTAGGTAAGAAATATTTAGCCTTTTTATTTACAGCATTAATAGTAACTGGCGTGTCATTCATAACCTCGATAAGCTCATTATCTGCCTCTACCTCAAAACTATAATCCTGCATTTCAGAATCGAAGGCTAGGTTAGTTAACTGTTGCTGTAAAGTCAACGAAGCCCTTTCTTGCCCTGAAGTTCCAAGGCTCAAATTAACTTGATCTGATGTGTGTGACCCAGCACCATCAATAGTAGATGCCAATGTTAAATTGGGAACTTTTGTTAATCTAGCATTAGTCAGTGAAACCAATTTATATTTTTGTGCTACAGTTTCATTAGTGATTGCCTCTAAAATTGGTGTATTATTTTCAATCTTAGCTTTCCCGGCAATAAGACCATGCTTTTTTATTAAAGTATAATCAATCTCATCATCAGACAATGCAAATTTAGTTATCTCAAACGAACCATCGTTCCTAGCTAAGTATTTTCTACCCAAATCCGTTAAAACTGCATCAACATAAATATTAACCGTTGTTGAATCTAAATGACCCATATCTTAATCCTCCAAGCAAACAAAGTGTTCCATTATTATAATTATTATAAATCTTAGTTATTTTCCGTTTTTTTTACCCTTATCTTCAAATTTTTCTCTTCCATTATATCTGTATTAACAATATTTAATATATATTCATTATTATCAAAGTTATGTACCCTAAGTCCCTCATTAGTACCATCTACATTTTTGACATCTGGAGTTAAATAAATGTTTGCCCCCTTAACACCAGAAACATCAATAAAATTATTAACCTTGTCAAATATTGGCATAAACCAGTTAGGATATGCCAATGGAGCACCAGCCTTGCAAACTTGTTTAATGTTATTCTTAATTCCATAAATATTTGTGTCAGAAATAACTTGTAATTGTTCTGAATAATTTGACTCTATCTCATGAGCATCTACACAAGTAATTGCATATATATCCCCAATGCCATACTGAACACTAAAGTCAAATTTAGCATCTTTCATTTGCTCAAAATTATTTGGTACTCTAACCCCATCTTTAGTGCCATACTTTTCAAAACCTTCATCAACAACCCCATAAACACCCTTCCAATCCCTAAAATCATATTGCCTCAACAATGAAAATGGTTCATTAACGTTAGACCTTTTATATATATTAAACTTCTTAATATCCTTTTGTGGATTATAAGGCAAGGACCAAAGTAAGGTCAAATCATTTTCATTTTTAAAAATAACACTAACATCTTTTGGAGACATAGGGGCTTGTTTCTCTTCTGTAACAATATTAATTCTATTGCTAATTGGGCCTTCTATGTAATTTTTAATAATTTTTAACGTACCATCATTATCTGATATTGTTTCTTGATGCATCTCTAATAACGGACTTACAGAATATTCATAATTAAAACCATATTTTATATAAATGTCATCATAAGTTTGCTTATGACTAATAACATTATTATCAACATCACCAAAAATAACATCTATTAACTCACCCTTGTTATTATCATTAACATCTTGATCTTTAAACTTACGCCTAATCATATTTCCAACATAATAAACTATAACCTCACCATAACTATCAACAGACACATTAGAGTTTACAAAATCAACATTACCGACAGTTTCTATTGAGGCTGGTAAAGATGACATATCAAATCGATACTTATCATATTTTACCTTGTCGGCCAGTTCACCTGAAAGTCCTGATGTGTTTATATTTTTAGACGCAATTGCATATGTAACATCATTAAACTTCTTTAAAAATGTAGTAAAAAACTCATAAAATCTTGCATTATTACCACTATCACACAATAATTCATTTTTAAAACATATATATCTAATAAAATCACTTATAACAATATTACCACCATACCCAGAAAAGAATAAATTGTTTATATCGCTATTAAAATCATACTTAAAAGAAATGTCGAGATTTAAATCACTTAAACCAACCATATCATCCAGATAAGAAAATATATCACCTGATTTAACATTATCATCATATTCATAAACAAATTTAAAGTCAGTATTATTTTGAAACCTAGACTTAATATAATAATCACCAACAGATATATTATTAATATCACCTATTGGTGTAGAACTAATGTCAAAATTATTCTTTTCTAATACTGTAGTGACATTCTTAAATTTGTCAAAATAAACACTAGGCTTAGAAACAAACTTTATATTGTTGTATCTAGAAATTTCAAATTGATCCTCGCTCAAAACAAACTTCTTTAATTCATCATTCCAAACTTTCTTAAAAACTCTAGAATCATCATTGTCACGCTCAAATTTATCATAAAAATTATATATAAAATTATACTCATTAACAAAAACAGGAACAACACCTATCGAAGTAATTGGATTACTAACTAATGATACTGACACATCAGAATATTCTTCTTCCTGATTTAATAAATCATTCACCAAATCATCAACAACTTTCTTTATATCACTCATTTAAAAATCCCATATCATAATTACAAATCAATATCAACAAACTTTGTCTTAAGATCGATCCCACTCTTTATATCTTTAAACTTGCCAACATCCTTACCATGCTTTTCTTTTTCAATTTCAACAAAAAACTGGTCTAAATTAACAGACTCTTGCAAGTTAACATTATCAGGCACATGAATGAAATATACCTTCCTAAAATATTTTTCAGACAACAGCTTGCTAAAAACATTCTTAGGCATACCTGATATACAATAAAGAACCTTCTTAAGCATATTCCTATTTATATTATCAATGTCATTCTTACCTATATAATTTTGGTTTTCGTCTAATTCAAAATCTAAACTATCAAATATTTCATCAACAACCTCATTATTAAAAAACCTATTTAAATCACTAATATTATCTATCTTAGCAATATTATCAGTCTTAGAAAATATATCCTCGTCAAAATTAGCCGAATACATAACTTCTACATATTTTTTAAGCGCACAGGATAGTTGCTCGTTAACCTCCTCTAAATTATCATCAAGCTCACTAACACTATGACTACCACCATCATCAAAGCCAACCACATCCTCATATTCATTAATATACCTATATTTCAAATCAAACAAATATGATCCAACATTATCAACACTTTCATCACCACTTTTATTAAAGTTCTTTTTAAACACATTAATCTTTATCTTAGAAGACAAGTTATTATTTAATGATTCAACAAGGCCATTTGGTATACCAACTGCCAATATTTTACCATTATTAAAATCCCCTACCTTACTCTTAATTAACTTATATTCTTTTTTGTCAGTAACTGCAACATTGTTAAGCCTAAAAAATTGTGTACTATCATATTGGATAGGAGCACTACTATATGGAAACACAAGCTCATTATATAAATTTTTATCTATGTTTATCTCGCTCTTATCTAAATAATTAGAAGCTAACTCAAAATTTTCATTAATACCTTCAACCAACTCCAAAATTTTAGTATCAAGCCCTAACAAACTATCAAGATATATAATAAACTCATTTTTTACAACAGACAAATATTTAGCCAAATTATCAACAATAAAATAATGATCATCAGCAAACTTATTGCCAATAAAATCTGCTGGAAAAAACTTCATTAAATTGTTATCATACAAACCATAATTATTGTTATTAATGCTACCTTTAATTTTGTTAATCATAACATCATCATAAGGGCTATTATTAATATAAGAAATGAATGGCTCTTGAGGCTCTAAAATATATTCACCGTCCGGGTCATCTGGAAGTACTTTGGTGATATTATCAACATTAGGAAGTTGTGATGGCTTATTATAATCCATGGCGGAATCTCTTATCTCATATAAAAGCCTATTTCCAGAAGCTTGTCTGACATAATATGGCCAATATAATTTATATATATTTGAAAACAAATCATAGCACATAAAAGCTAAATTAAAGAAACTAATATTTCTATATTTAGTAGAGTAAGAACTAGAGGATTTTATGTCATTAAACATGTTATAACAATAATTTAATATGTTCTCAAAAACACCACAGTCAGAAATTTCGTTACAAAAACTTAAGCCATCTTTTACCCAATGCACCCTGTTAAGTTGATGTGTATAGTCTGGTTTAGACACATGATGTAAATAATAACCAAAAAACTTTGTATGTGCATATGAACCTTCACCATAATTAGTATATTCAAACTTTCCATCATTTGTATTAAACTTCATATCAACATCAAACAAACTTACAAAACTTTTTTCACTTTCAACATATTCACCTAAATCACTAAAGCCTGATATTTTTTCAAAATCGTCCTTGTTTTTCAAATATTTATAAGTTGAATATAAAAACATTTTTTTCAAAAAAACATTATTATTATAATATGACATCATAGACATAACAGAAAAGTTTAAATCTTTATCAGCAAACTTCTCTAAAAGCATAGGGCCATTATCGTTCCATTGAGCCGGAGGAGTGTTGTTTTGTAATGTTGAATATATGTAGTTTGATGTTTGCTCAGTGTTATCCCCAAACTTAATAAAGCCATCTAATGTCTTAGCGTCAATAAGATCATTAACATCAAAAAGATCCTTAAGCGCAAAATTATTGCTACTTGAAGTCTCGTCAGAATAAAAACCACTCTTTGCTGTCAAAAATTTATTAACTAACTTAACAACATATGATTGCAATTTATTAAACTCACCAACAAACTTTTTATTTCCTAAATAAGATGTAATTTTATTAGAAAAATTAAGTAAATCACTTTTTGTTTTCGAATCTTTAAACCCCATAAGTAATAATACGAATTCTCGCACATCATTTCCAGCAACATTAACAAAACTACCAAGCAATTTTTGCAAAGAATTTTCAACAGAATCAACATCAGAACCCAAAGACTCTTCATTATCTGAAAAGAAAACTTCAGTTACCAATAAAAATACAATTTGATTAAGATATTCTCTCATTTTTAAATCATTATTATCAAACCTCACCCCCTCATCAAAAATAACATTTCTATTAGTTAGAAACCTAGATATATCAATAACATCATCATCTAATTTATATAACCTATCTTCATAATCAAATATATCTAACTCACTAGTATGTTTAATAGGCTTATTATACAATCTCTTGCCATATAAAATATCAATAGATTTCTCGAACGCACGCTCAAAGTTATTTTTTATAGGATCTCCAGCCAAACTACCAAAAATACTTAAATCAAACTTTCCAGTATCATTATATAAATCATATATCTCCTGATACTGCTTTAACTCATTAGTGTCAACAGATGTTAAGATATTAAATAAGTTTTTATCCAAAAGAAACAAATCTTTTAAATTGTAATTTTTATTAACTACATTAGTTATACTTACTAAATCTTCATAATATATTCTTTTTAGTAGCTGAAACAACGCTCCCCAACTTTCATCACTACTAAACAACTCATGTGTTGCATTATTATTATAAATTGATTGTCTCAAATTGTTTAAGTAACTATCATTAATATAGTTAGATATATCAAAATTAGAGGCTTGCAAATTCAACTTATCTAAAATCTTAACCATTTTATCACTTTCAAAAAACCTATATAACCACATTAAATCAAATGTTTTTTTATAAAACGGATTGTTTACTGACAAATAATTAAATGCCCCCAACATAACTGGCTGAAGAGTTTTGTCTTGGTATACCTTTCCATCCACGAAAGTATCATTAAATATATTAATCTCACTATCAAGCACATCTTTATCAGAAGATAAATCCACCTCTACATATCCACCATCTTTACCCTTTAGTTTTGATAGCGGATCAAAATGGCTAGCATAGTACTTGTCAATTAAATATTCAACATCTTTTTTACCCATAACAATTCCTTATTTAATAATTGAACCAAAGTTATTATCAAGCATAAATGGCCTCATTCTATATTCAAATTTCCTATTTATGTTATTAATGCCAACATCTATAACAAACTTTTCATCTATACTTTTTCCAACGTACTGCCATGGCATACTAGTTCCAGACTCTCTTTGCTCTAAAACATAAAAATCAACATTATCATCATCAATAACGCTTTCTAATGAAATTTCATATAGATAGGCAATCTTTCTTATCAACAATGAGCCATATTTAAGCTTTATAATCCTTTTTGCAGGCAACTCTATGTCTAACTCATTAACAACATTTTCATCTAAAACATTCAATGCAATATTATCAATATTCGGTATCTCACTTCTATCTATCATATATTTTTTCTTTCTCTCATCAGTATCAATAAATTCATTTAAATTGACAACAGATGTACTCACCCTTACCTTATAATTAGTATTGTCAACATTGATATTCCCTAATTTCTTAATCCTGGAAAAATCAATTTTATTTCCCATAACAAAATTAGAGTTAAAAACTTCACCATTATCCTTATTAACCAACTCTACTTTATATGCTGGTAATTTTTTAGATAATGACTCCTTTATATCTGCACGCTCCAACTCTTCTGCGAACGATTTAACAACAACTTCGTCTGACTTTTGTTTATTCTTTAAGGAGTCAATTAATATAGCAGCCACGCCCTCGTCATCAAATGCTGAGTCATCAATCTTTGTGTCAACATTAATTTTAATATCATTTTTATTGCCCACTTTAACATCAGCCCTTACATCATATATTTTACCATCTTGATCAGTCCTAACATTTCTTCTATATTGTATAGTTGAAAAATTACCACTATCCTCAAAGGCATTATGGAACCTATCAAAAACCTTAACCGAATATTCATATATATTATATTCAGTTAAATTGTTGTCAACAAAACTTACCTTCCCACTCTTTGATATGTTTTTCGCACTACCGCATTCATTAAATTTATTTTCGAACCTAGATACGTTACGTCTTAATAGATTTGCAAACTCAAATTCACCAGCTATGCCTTCAATATCAACATTTATTTTATTACCGTTCTCCTTGACAAATATATTTGGCTTACTCTGCACCAACCCCCTCTTATATTTAGAACCAAAGTCACCATTAGATGTTTTTGCAACCATATCATAAAAATCATATGACTCAACGCCATTTAAAACAGTAATAAACCTATATTCAAATATATCACCGCTATAATTGTATTTCTTATCAACAAAATTAACAAACTTAGATTTGCTCAAATCCTTTTCAACACTAACATTACTAACAAAATCCATTTTTGTTTTCATCTTTTTATTATTAAAGCCTAATCTTCTTTTATAGATCTTAATAAAGTCACACTTTACACCATCTATTGAAATATTTATACTTAAATTACCAAAGCTAGTAACAACACTACTAGCATGACTTACTGGCTTAGGTGGAACACCTAAATCTGATAGGTTCACTACATTATTAGGCACGCTCGATCTATCATCTTTATTATCACCAAAAACTTTTATATTGTTGCCAATGTTACTAATACTTATGTCTTTAGGCACAACAAATTTAATACTATTATTTTTACCAGCAACATACCTATTTTTACCAAACGTGTTCGATGATGCAACCCTATATTCACCAAAATCAATACCGTATTTATTAGAATCATAATCATTAAAAACATAATTGCCGTTTTTGTTAACATTGCTAACCGATCTTAAGGCTTTTTTATCTAAATTACCAACAAGAAGATCATAAACATCACAAACAACATCATTACTAAAAATATTAGATATAGACTTGCCATTAAGTAACATGTGAAAATATGCCTCATTAAAACTCTTAAAGAATCTATCGCCAAGATAAACAGAATTACTTCTAAGCTTTAAGTCATCGGCATAACTATCTACACGCAAATAATTATCATTAATTGAAACGTTTTCATTTGATGTGTTAGATCTGTTTTTATCTAACAAAACATTATTATAATCAGAATAATTTAAAATTGGCAAAAACTTTTTATTAGAAGCAGCAATGTTAACATCACTTTTAATTACCCTCAACTTATCAACATTGTTCTTAATATATCTATTAGACAAATCAACATTAGTAATATTGTTAGCTACCCTATCCTTTGGCGATTGCGCTTTATTACTAAGTCTGCCAGCTTCATGCTCGTAAACATTAATATTGTTAGACAAAAACTCATTATTAACTAAGCCATATAAACCAATAGAGCCAAAGTTAGAAGAAATATTATTGTTATATTTTAAAACATTTAACAAGTTATTAACAACAGTAAAGTTTTTAGAAATTGTGTTAACATGTGCTCTATAAGAATCTAAGTCTTTGAAACCAAACTTATCCTTATAAACAAACTTATATAATTTATCATAAAGAGAATCATTATTATCATCAAACAACCCAAAGAATAGCTCTGAGATGCCATTTATATAATCCATAACATAGCTCTCAGGCAAAGAAACAAAGACATTGAATACATTTTGCTCACCATTGCTTTCTTGCTCATTCAACTCTATTGCTAAATCAATAGGCTCAACCTTACTTTTAACATCTATATAATTAAAAATATTTTTATTATCAATACCTTTATTTTTATAAAGTCCAGAATTATTACTATTTAAAAATTTTCTATTTTTATTTTTAGCCATTTAAAAAAATTCCACAATAAAATACTTAATAAACTTAATCAATGCGCCTGGGGCATCAAAGCCTGGAGAGTCAATGTAAACATCATTACCATTATAATAATAGTCTAAAAGCCCAACATAATCATTATAATTACTTTCTTTAGAAACACTATCTATGTCTGCATCTACAATAAATTTACCAACAACATAAACACCATTACCAACATTAACAAAATCCAGTTTATCAATATTAGAAACTGTAGAGATATCAGAATCAGAAGCTTGTTTATTCCTAAAGAAACTTATAATACAATTATTGTTCTCACTGGTGTTCTCAAAATTAACAACCTTTGGTGTATTATTGTCAAAAATATTATAAAAACTTTGCTCACTCTTTTTGTCTTCAAAACTACTATAACCAGAATCAGAATAATCAATGCCCAAGGGAGGTAAAAAAGCATAGTTGTTAAACACGCCATTAAAAGAATATAAGTCTGACGCCATAATATAGTTAATAGAAGCTTTATCGCTCAAAGAATCATAATCAACATTCTTACCAATGTCAAAAACAGCATCATCAAAATTAAACTCTAATAAATCTGATGACAAAACTAAGCTTTTATTTCTATCCTTTAACTGTTCAGTCAGTAAATTAAAATGACCCTTTAGTTTGTTATACACACTAGAAACAACAAAGCTATCATCAATACAACTTGATAAACTAGATGAATTAACATTGTAAAAATCAAAACCCTTCTTAATAGCATTGTCAACAGAGGAACTGTTTAACATTACAAAGCCGAAATCACCATCCCAATCAACAAATTTACCACCTCCATCAATAATCTCTGAAGCCATTCCTAATGATTCAAAAACAGGAACATTATCAAACAACTCTTTATAATAAAATGCAAACTTATCTGAAACCCCAACGCAAACTTCATTGTTATCCACGCCGAAAGCAATCTTCAGTGCCTCGCTTTTGTTCTTAGAATCATTACAAGTAGTATTGTAATCTAAAACTCTCTCTTTTTTATTTAAAATTCCAGTCATGTTAATAAATATTAAAAGCCCTTACTTTTTTTTCTTATTTGTCGATTATGTCAAAATAAGGAGAACTTGCTGTCTGCTCAAAACTAATATTGCCTGTTTGTACATACACAATGTACTCTTTGTCATTTTGCCAAGTTTTAGTAGTAATCCTTGGCTCTAAAATATGTCTAAATTGACCATAGCTAAATGGATAAAATACAATCCTCTCCCTATTTTGATAATAAAGACTAGACGAAATATTATGAACATCATTAGCCAATTCAAAAACATTGTTGCCAGCACGTTTGCTATCAATAAGTACATTACTATAATCATACAAAACATAATTAAAATCACCACTAGCACTATTTAACATGTATGGTGCATCAATAGATGACGGATAATCAGGACAACTATAATCATCACTTAAATATGTATTACCCAAATCATGATAAAACTTTTGATTTACCTTTCTAATATAATCCTCGTCACCATAACCATTAGAAGTTTTCTCATATTGTTTTAACTTAAACTTTCTTAAGAAAACATTGCCGAACAATTGATCAGAATTTTTATAACCAACAACAAAGCTGCCCGTTTTATCGTAAAGTAAGCTTGCACTTAAATGCTGTCCTTTTGTAGAACTAACATCACCATTAAGCCCTGGCGTATAAGCACCATTGTCAATAATTGCTTTTGCAAACGAAGCATTAATCACAGGAATGTTAACAAAGGCATCAGTTTTTACAAAAACATCGCCTGCGCCTCTAGATGGATATACATGCCCATTAGAGCTAGTAACATAATTTAAATTACTAGAAGCAGTAGCTATAATTCTTGCTGATCCAGCCCATGTATTAATTTGACTAGCAACCATTGGGCTTTCTGCCACCCAATCAAACTGCTTAGCTAACGACAAATCAGCAAAAGAGTTTTCAATAACTCGCCTAGTTATGCTGCCAGTAACACCGCTAGAAATATTATCATGATATTTAGTTTTAAAATACCCTTTAGTGCCTATAGCTGCATCATAATTAGGCTCACCAGATTCCACTATTTTATTCTCAACGCCATATTCGGACACAACACTAGAAGTTAACTGATATCCTATTTGAGCTTTATTAATAAGCCACGGTGCTCTATTATTAATATTCCAATCCCTACCAACGCCAGTTCCTATTGGATCACTATCTAAAGGTGTCATAGACATAGTGTTAGCATTATACAATCTTTTGTCAGTCAAGCTAGATCTAACAGATATATCACCAAACGAATTGGTCAACAAGTTTGCATAAGTTGACTGAGGCATAACGCATGACGCATTATCTTCTAAGGCTGACGATACTGAGCCGCTATCTTGTACAAAAACAAAGTTAGACTTCTCATTTCTAAAATAAATACAATTTTTGTCATCAGTCAACAATTCGCTAGCAGCATCCCTACTTTCACTCATCAACAACAAATTAACTGGCTTACTATTAAAATCATTAATACCATCTAGAGAAAACCTGTTAAACAAACTAGAGTCTTCAGGGCCACTTCTATCAAACGAATAAGTTACTGCATTTATGACAGATGACGCAGTAACATAAGATTTTGGATATTGTAAATATACACTATAAAACATATTAGAATATTCATCTGGCGGTATTCTTTTATAAAAAGTTAAGTTATAATAATCGCTAATATCATGAGTAATAACACTAAAGAAATCCTCATTATTAGCATTTGCGACATCAACCAATTGATCTATTTCCGCATCTGTAAGCCCATAAAATTTAGTATATTGATATATTGTAAACTCATCATCATTCCATGTAGGATAATCATTTGAAGATAAATCCAGTATAGTATCGTAAAAATTACTATTATGCAACACGCCTTCGTTAACTATATAATTCTTAAACCCATAAAAACCCTCTAAACCAACACCAAAGAAATTTCTATTATTAGTATTATCATCACTAATTTCACACAAAGCATCATTAGCCGGATCATACTCATATTTAGTCTTAGCATACGACTCAATATCATCACCAGGATCAAACTCCCATGTTGACCCTCCCATAAAATGTCTCATACTAGAGTTCTGCCACCGAACCGATCCCATGGTCAACAAATCGTCTTTAGAATCAAATAAATTCTTGTCTTCCCTGTATGGCCTGATGCCAGGAACAATAGCCGCATTTGGAAAATTATCTGTATTTCCAAAATTATCAGAAAGCCCACTAGTCCTACCCCTAACTGTATCATACACAAAAGCATTGTTAATAGCAGGACCATCAACGCTAGCCGTAATCCCAAGCACAAATATTTCAATTGTCCCTCTAGTAGCTACAGAATAATTAAGCAACGATGTTCTAAATGGTGAAGGGCTATTATCAAAATTTGACTTATCGACCAAGTTATTATATAAGTTTTTATAACCTATATTGTTTGTTCGCCTATCTAGGCTATTCTTTAAGAAATTATTATCAGAAAACACATCATCAAAATCAAACCTTACTGATGATGTGTTATAATCCAATAAACTAACATCTCTAACTATATCGCTACTAGATGTTAATAAGATAGCTTCTACTTTAATTGAAGCTGTTGATAAATTAAATTCAGAAAAATTGTCATACACAACTGAAGAAATTCGCCTATAGTAACCATAAGAATCTACATCATAACTAGATGAATGTCCAAAAGACCAAATATAATTACTGTTTTGATCTAAGCCCGTAGGAACCTGACCAAAATAACCATCGGGCAAATCTACATTGGCTAACCTACCAGCCGCATTGTATATAAATTCTGGCTGACTATAATATGGACCAAAAGACTTAGATGCAGCTACAACACCACTGCTACAGCTATAAAAGTCTATAGACATAGTAAATGTATATGCAGATAACGCACCAACATTGATCTTACCAGCATCACTTGGAGTTTTATGTCCCACATAAACATTGTCCAACGAAGATGTTAATGCAAGCCCAGAACCACTAATTGGGTTATAAGTCTGTTTATGTACAACAGAATATTTTTGATTATTTCTAAACCAATAATCATTTATCTCACTCATGCTCTTAATAGATGGAAAAAGAGCATCACCACTAATAAGGTTATCATTATATGCACCTGGAGCATTGAGAAATGATGATGTTGCTCTGATATTGCTAGAACCAGCAGTAAATGAAACGTTATGTGGTTGCCAATGAGATATTACCTTCCCGCCTTCCGGGGCAGCAGCCCAGGCACTATTATATGTCGTATTATCGTTGTCCTTAGTAGCACCACCTAATGTGCCAGTTATATAATGTTCTGGAACAAACATCCTTGGCAATTGTGTCCTATTAGGCTCAAATATTTCATTACCAACATTAGGCTCAATATTATGCATATCATATGGGCCAATAGGTACTCTACTATAATCACCAAAAGCAAATGAACATGATGGAAACTTTACCATTTCATATGGTCTAACTGGCTGAAGTGGTGAACAACCAACCCTAACCTCATTAACAATGGATGGTGTCAATGAAGAAGACACCAAAAACTTAATTGTCTTCAACGACTCAAAGAACTTATATATATTCCTCTCACACAACTCATCACCGACCACTTCATTTATAGCTGTAGATATTAATTGCTGATTATCTGTAGTAGTTAAGGAGTCAACACCAACATCCCAAACAACACGATCAGCAGCAGACTTTTTATACCCACAATGCTTAGTCTTATATCCAGTAGACCCATAAACACTAGTGTCAATATAGTTATTAACATTATCATAGTCTCTTATATCGTAAGAATACTTTCTCCTTATTGGTGGTAATAAATTATAATCAGACTCAATTCTTTGCATAGAATCAAATGGGGAATTTCTATATGTCCATTCTTGTTTTCCGGCATCATTAGAAATAATATTACAATCTCCACGATCCCTACTTTTAGATGAAACAAAGTGCCAATTATACTTCTGATGCAATATTTCTAACTCATCTAAACCAATTAAATTATAGTCATTCCCCACAGTATACATTTTCACACTATTAAATGGAGATGACGAAGTTTTTGATAATAATATTTTTTGTGCCCTAGTTTTATTGAAAGTTCTAGTACCCAAAGAAGAACTTTCTTGCATCATGGCATTACCTATAATTGGGTATATTGTTGATGATGTATATATATAATTTTTATATCCATCGTTAAAAAACCCAACTAGCTCAGCCTCACCACCAGGAACATATTCCTCAAAAATATGTCCATATTTATTAATAGACGCTGTACCATAATAATATGCATCCTTATAAAAACCACGTTCCTTGGCCTCCATAGTTCTATTAGAGTCTACATGTGTATATACAATATCGTCACCATCAGACAAACCTAACATGCCTTCGCCCTTGGTGCCTCTAGCAAAAAATGGGAAACCTATATAATCATCGTATCTTATAGGGTATGTCTCTATAATTGAATTATTTTCAAGACTAAACCTATTATAAAAATACTTATTAGAGCTAGTTATTACACCATATTGATCATCATCTCTAAAAACGTTGAAAGTATCTGCATCATAACTAATTGAATCTACAATATCATCTTGACCAAGAAAAACACAACCATCATATAAATCATCATCATAAATCTTATTATATAGTTTACCTGAGAACTCTTCATTGAAAAACCCATACGAACCAGAATAGTTTTTTGAGGAATGGTAAAATTTTTGTGTTGGCGCATTTATTGCTGGTCCTGAGAACCCGCTATTTCCCACCATTCTTTTATCTGAATATATACCATCTTGAGCCTTTTGAGACTTTATAATAATTGTACCACTTGCAACATTTATAGCCATATTATTACCTATCTAATTTAATTTGTTAATCAACAACATCAACATCAATATTACACTGAACAATATTATTATCAATAATGTTTTTTTCTCCAACAGATAAACTGTCCTTGCCAACATATTGATAAAAATTCTTATAAAAATATTTATTTCTCTCCAGCATATGACTCTCTATAACAAAATTATTGCCAAGAAAGTTAGTCTTTGCTGGAATTAATTGCTTTGCAAATTTAAATATGTTTTGATCAAACCAAACAAAGAAGTCAAAAAACCCTTTTATATTTATTTTACCTCTAAGTCTATTAAAGTAAGTCATTCTTAATGATTCTAAATTACAATAAGTGCTAGAAAACATATCATTATAACTACCAACATAATTAGTCATGTCTTTTATTGTCGAAAAAATATTAACAATGTCATCATTTAACGCCCTTACTACAGAAAACTCAACAGAAAATCTATCATCAACAATTCTCTCTGACATTAAATCAACTTCGTATACACTAGACTCATTAATGCTTACCTTATCGCCATTGGCTGGCTCATCCCAATAAGGTGAAATACTAGAATAAAAATAATCCTCATTCTTTATCACAGGTGTAGCCAACTCAAAACCCTGGCCATACATATAAGATTTATCCCACACAACTTCACTTTTAGAGCCAGTCCATATTACTTCATTATTAATACCAACAGGAAACTTATCTTGAGAATAATCTACTAAATTAATAATACCTCCAGCACTCGAACTAACAACATCCTGATCACAAGAAACATCTAACCTTAATCTAGCCCAGTCATCTGTGTAAGGATTGCTACTTAAAACATCTTTGTAAAAAGATGCACTAAAATTAAACTTATCAGGATTTTGCATACCTACTGACTTATAATTCTTTGTATGTTCTGAAAATTCCTCTTGTGATAAAGCTTTAGACCAAAACCTAATCTGCGAAACTTGCCCAGAAAACTCAGTAACCCTTGAAACTGCTAATGGAACATCAGTTGTGTTATTTAAGAACCCATAGTCAGATGACGATCCAGCATCCAAGCTTTGACTACCAATTACTATAAACGAACCACTGTTGTTATATTCATCAACAATGTTTTCCAACACATTATATGTCTCAGAAGCCCCGACAACCTCCTTAAAAAATGATGATGTGAACTTACTACTTAGTAAAGACCCAAAGTTGTTTTTATTTGCCATCAAAAAATAACTTGATTTTGTAACATGATTATCTGATTTGTTTCTCCCCCAACAAATATTCCATTTTTCACCATCAAAAACATTAACACCAGTCAACTTCAGTTCTAATGTTGGTGATATTACAGAGTCATTATAACTTGAAGGTCTACCATATAAAGCTATAGATGAAGATATGTTTTGCTTATATGAAGACGATAACGCCAACAAGTTAAATATAACCCCAGAATTAGATTTAGCAGATGATCCGGTAACATGCAATCTACACATACTCTGTGTACTAGCATATTCAATATTAGCTGGAAACTTAACTATTTGTTCAACAGAAAACGATTGGCTAGTTAACAACGCATTGTTTTCGGAATTATAAAACGAACTTGATAATGGAGAACTATATATTAAAGAATTACTAGCACTCATATCTAAAATGCCAGCAATCTCATATCTATCCTGCCTCTTATCTTCAAGATCAACAACGTAGTTAGTTCCACCATACTCAACAAACCTAAAGTTTGAATCTGGATTTATTCCAAACGCTCTTATGTAAGATTTAAGTGAATCAACTGTACCTTTAGTTTTATATATATGTGGCAGCAAGTGAAACACCCTTTCCCACAACTTGTCTCTAACTGAGGTCATTGTTTCAAAAACCCATTGATCATCAATAGTCACACCGCTACCATCAAAAAACTGTGAGAAAGATGCATTATCAAAAAATCCTTGCAAATTAAACCCATAAAAATTAGCAACCTCTTTGGCGAAAATATCTGGAGCTTGATCATAATCATCAAAGCCAAAATATAACATATTTACGAACTGATCAATATATATTTTTATCTCATCAAAATGTTTTGCCCATGTATATAACAATCCAGCCAAAATATGAGAGCCAACAGTGCTATTCCTATTAAACCTTGAAGTTTCATATATGTCAGTTCCAAATGGAGCAGTTGATTCATCACCAAACTCAAAATAACTAGCCTCCTCAAAATAATGTTCTGGCACCATCCTAGTTATAAGAGAAGGGTTAACGTTATCATAAACAGAAGCACTACTAAGTAACAATGTATTTAAGTCAACCAAACTGTCATAACTTGGAAACAATATAGGTGAATAATAATCATTTTCATAAGTCATATGAGAAAGCGTATTATCGCCACTAGCAGTATTTTGCAGCCTTATGTTTTCATATGAAGATATAACACCATCATCAGAAGTTATTGCGCCGTGTAAAGAGTTTCCAGAATAATCTAAAACCAAGCTTTCTTTGGCAGTGCCATTTGGCTCATTAAATTTATAATACAACAACAACCCATCTTGAGCAAAAACATTTCTATCTTTATACTTTAATAACTCAGATATACTTTTGTCCCTGTTCCAAACCCTGACCTCATCAAGAGCACCATTATAATAACCAGACACGTCATCACCATCTACCCAAGACGAACCAGAACCAACATAAATATAATCCATATCAAAATTAGAGCTTTCAATTGATGATATATAAAAGCTATCACTTACCACCTTAACATTTCCATCTACATATAATCTTAACTTATGCTCATCAGAACTTCTATCCCACTCAGCAAAAACATGATGCCAAGAGCCTGTTGGAAATTCACAAGAGGCTGACATTGTAACATTATCATAAGACTCATCCGTATTTTTTACTCTACTAGCAACCTTAAAGTATAAACTAGAAGAGTAATTGTTCTCAGTTGCCTCCGTACCACTTACTGCTAAAACTATACCATTGTTATAAGAATCATTCTTTTTCTGAAAGATCGTTTGATGATCTACTCCACCAGAAACATATGCAAACAACTCAACTGAAAACTTATCTCCAGATGGTATTACCTTAGATCTACCAGTTTGCTTTTTAGAAATTAAATTATAATTTGAACCAGCATAATCTGCTGTTTTTACATAGTTTTTTGACGAACTGTTTAACAAAACATATCCATTATATTTTGGCCACAAATCATCAAAAATATATTTTTCATAACCAGACAATTTCTCAAAAAAAACAACCAACTCATCTCTTGTACCATCGAATGGATAATAATTAATAACCTTATCAAAAGCAACGTTAACATTAACTTCAGCACTATTGAAAAATGTATGATTTTGAAACTCAGAAAAATCAACCTTTAATTGTTGTGTACTTAGTAAACCGTTAGTACTTTGACCAAAATATATACTAGACGTTAATATACTTTTACTATTTTCCTTATACTCTGCCAAACTATCTAAAGACTTAAATCTATTTGTTGCCCAATTTTTAATCAACAGTTTTGGGTCAAAAGTTATTTGTGGTGGCTTTAAAGATCTTTCTGATTTTGCCAAATTATTTTAATACTCCAGCTTATATTTAACTTATTACCTTAACAACAAAATAATCATCAGTATAATGCTCTATACCGTTATCATTTACCATAAACTCTATTTTAAACAACTCCCCCACAGGCTTACAAACACTCATATCTAAATCAAAATACATACCATTAGAATCATACGATAGCCTAGTAGAATCATCGGTTGTTTCATATGCAACTAATATATCATTAGAATTAAGATGTCTTATTTGATAATAGGCCTTATCTAACAATAACGACTGAGAGTCTGATGGCAATTTGCTACTATCAGTTGAGAAAGAAACTTCATTGGCAAAAACTCTAAACCTAGCCCTGTCTTCGTCACTATAATAAACACTTTTAAGGTTCGATATATTAAATACATATCTTTTTTGTTTAACATATGTAGATCGATCTGGCTCTGCAATATCAAAAGTTCCAGTCATATAAGCCTTATTTCCACTTAAGTCTTTCCAATAATCATAAAAAGAAGCTGACGAATTTAAATCAATTTGTCCTGTTATTTCAGTTTGAAAACTATCTATAGCAAAAGAACAAGAGTATATTCCAGTATATACCTCTTTAGCAAAAACAGTGCTCTCATAAATGCTAGTAGAGCCAACAGAAGATGTTTTAGCCTTAATTTCTACCGACAAAGTATCTTGATTCTGTGAAGCTGATGAAATGCTAGTTAACTGACCTCTAACGATATTATAGAAAAACAAAGAGCCAGTATTGTCAAAATAAAAATTACTTCTATTGTTCCTAAGTGAATCATCCCAATATGCTTCAATTCTAGGGCAATACTGTTTGTATCTAGAATGCCTAGAATAAAACTTTTTAATCCATCTAGAATAATTATCAGTTTCCTCAGAGCCAGAAAATGCGATCACAAAGCCATGATCCGGTATTTGACCAGCAACCGTCGCACTACATATTGTTGTTATATTCATCGACAAGTCTTCAGTACCATCATCAAAATTATGCACAACAAACAAATCACCTAAGACACTGCTGGCAGTTAAGAAATCAATGCTCTCTTGTCCCAAATACCCGCCAGATGAAGCACCCTCCCCATTCCAACCATCACTAAACCCACTAGCAGTAACCCAATTTGTAACCCCCAAATCCCTATACTCCTCACTATCGATACCAGGGCCTTCCGACCAAGACTTGCTAAGTGGATACAAAACAACATTAAAGCTAGATGGAACAATATCGTTGTGATATAAATTAAACATTTTAAGGTAAAAATTAACATCAGACAGTTTTGTCCCAGACAACAAACCACCAGAACCTGTCAACTCCCTAATAGGATCAAAGTCAAACTTTAATAAAACTCTAGACCTCTCATGTATACCACTGCTAGTACTTGCCATCACTGACTCATCATACAACTTGAACAAGCTAATTTCGCCAGCACGACCCACGTTTGCATCTGTCACTCTAAATGAATTATTAACAACTTTGTTTGTTATAAATGTATCTTTATCGCAATCTAAAAATTTATACATTAACTAACCTTCCCTTTAATGTCATATTCTAAATATTTAAACTCAAACATAGAATCACTTGGACACAACAACACATTCTTATTAACATTAATATTATATTGATCATCTGAATATTTTCTACCATCAAAATTATCAGACAAATTAATAAACTCTAAATCAAAAACAGATATAACACCATCTAAATTATATATAACATCAACTACATCTGACAATAATATCGGCTGACCAATCTGAAAATTCATGACATTAAAATAGTCATATAAGTCTGACAATGCGTTAGATAAAATTTCATCTTTATTGAAGCCTGACTTTACCAATATGTTAAAATTTAACCCTAAGTTAATTATTTTAGTATCAAAAATTTCAACATGTTCATTAATTGATATATACCTACTTAAATAAGTTTTTAAATTATTTTTCAAAAACGTAGGACTTTGTATTAAGTTTCCTTCAGAATCTCTACTTAAAACTCTCAACTCAGTGACAAATGGTATCGTTGATGGGCTAACCATGGCCCTATAAACTCTCCCAAACTTAGATGGCATAGAATATACTCTCGCTAAATAATCCTCACTAGTAACAATCCTCTTCTGTGAAGCATAATGACCGCCCATTGTTCTTCTTATGTCATCTAGTGACTGTCTTGCTTCCCCGCCAGAGGCACCAATGTCATTCCTAACATTCAAAGTCGAAAAAACCATATTTTTAACAGAATTACTAACATCAGAAACTGATGGAAATTCTACCAATGCACTGTCAATAGTGTTTACAGAGCCTTCGGCAACATTATGAGACAACCCCCCACCAACACGACACCTTGCCGTAAGTGTTGTACTATACGGTGAAATGCCATAAGTCTTAGTCTTTAAAAACTGGTTTGGATTTATAGAGAAGCTTGATATAGTAGATTTTCCATACATAGGAACTGCATACTGTGATGGATCTGGAACAATATCATCATCTACTATACTCTGCTTACCTGAACCAAATTGTAATGTTGTTTTCCTATTCTCAATGTCATATACAGAAACAAACCTGAATGGTACATATTTAAGCTTTAAAACATATGGAACCAACCCAGAGGCATCGTCCAAGCTTTCAACGGCCTCAAAAACAGTATCTTCAGACAAGTTGTCAACCTGATAATATTCATTTCCATTTGAATCAGTGACGGATATTACAGATGTTATATCCTCATCATCAAGCTCCACTTTCCTAAAGTCTTCATAATCACCCAACTCATAATTATAAGTAGTAATCTGGCCAGAAATACAATGTCCACCCTTCTCTATAATATAACTAGTAGGCGTACCAGTTGAATTAACTTCTGATATTGTTAATGCATCCATACTATAATCAGAAAAATCAACATCATCCTGTAATTCAAAAACCACACCAGAGTCAGAAGATAAAAGTGTTCCACGTTTAAGTGTTAACAAATACTTAGTGTCCGGCTTATTATTAACATTATTAACTGGAACCTCTATGGAAAACATACAATTAACAACACTTGGGGTAGGAGGGGTAGCATTATACTGGAACTGCTTAATTATTCTCTTAACGCTCTTAAGCTCTCTTGCAGATTCTAAAAACATTTCACCAAACTGATGATCCAAATAAAAGGATAAAACATCACCAACATATGCGCCCAGATCAATAAACATTCCAGGAATACCAGATTCACTAAAGTCCTGGTTGGCATCAGGAAAGTGTGTTTTTGCATACTCAATTAAATCATTCCTAAAAGAATTAAAATCTTTGTTTAAATACTTTAACGTTTTTTTCTTAGAAGACATTAAAAAAATTCCTTATTTTATTGAGCAACTCCCAACTCAAGACTAAAAATTTTATCATTAATGCTTGGCACATTATATGTAATCTTAACAATTGCATAACTAACTTCATTTATATCATTGTTTGAAAATTGAACATCTAGCTCATCCAACTTAACAAACGGCATATACTTAGAAACAGCCTCATTAATATGAACAGCTATTCTCTCTTCCAACTCATCACTTTCTTGTTCAAACAACAACTTCTTTAAATTAGCCCCAAAATCAAAAAGAACTAACCTTTCCCCATTATTAGTCAATATCAAATTTTTTAAATTATCATTTATTTGATCTAACAATCTAGTGTGCATATCAATTGTGCCAAACCTAGCACTATTACGCAAAGGCGTAACAACACCTACAGCACCCTCATCACGCTCAACAAGGCGCTCTGATTTTCGCTTACCAACACTATTAAATGATATAGCCATCAAACTTAATTATCTAACAACAACAGAAAAACCATTAAAAAAATTAAGAATATTTTATATTATTAGACAAAATATCAAATACTAGGCTTTCAAGCATGGCTTTTTCTATTGGGATCTGAGTGGTGCCCTTTGCAATACTATCTGGTGTGACAGTATGAGTATGATTCAAAAACTTTTGCAAAAAATCAACTAACTTTTCACCTAAAGCTGCCTTTTCTAATTCACCGTTACCTAAGCTAATATTATCACTATTCACAATAACTGACCCATCATTTTTAACAACAATAGAGCCAACAACCTTAGACTCAGATATATGTTGTGGCTTATCTCTAACATCAATTGTAATGGCATTGTCATTATTGTAAGTAGGATCTATTTTTATTTGAGATAACTTATTTTGAGTCTCAATCAAAATAATACCATCTGGCAATAATGATACGCTACTACCTATATTTTCAACACCATTACTGTTTTTTGTTGGAGAGAAGAACTTCAAGTTTTCATTACTAATGTCAGTATTAACACCCTGATTCATACTCTGTAGGACAACAGAATGCCTCGCTATAGATCTAACACAATCAGCCTTATTAACAAAATAAGACAACTTGTCAGTCAACAAATTTATATTACCATCAGTTTTTATCTGCCAGTCAACATCATAATCAACAGTCCCATTAAAAATAGCTTGCTCTGGACCTGATAGTCCTTCGTTTAGATTTTCAACACTATCAATCTGCTTCTTGAGATGATTTAAAACAAAAAACGTATTATCACCATCAAAATTCATAAAAGAATAACAACAAGCACGATCATTGAAGAAGTCTAAAGCACCCTCAGACAAATTAAACCTTTCGTCATTACTAACATCAAAACTGCCATTACCAACATCAGTAATTTGTTTTCCATCAACAGTTTGTCTAGCACCATACCTACCAACCACCATACCAACAGAACCAGCACCAGGGCCAACACTATTGTTAATGTCCTCTTTTCGCCCAGATGAAAAAATAACCATATTATTATTAGACCCCATAAGAACTAGTTCATCGCCCCGCTTAATAAACCTTGGAACAACCTCGTAGATGCTTCTAGACCTTCTTGACAAGTCAACATCATTACCTAAAAAAGCATCACCATATGCAGATTCAATAAAGTTAAATGGCTTACTGTGATCATATGTTGCAACCAATGAGTTACCAACAGAGCCATCATCTATAAGCTCCACCTCTTTCATAATTTTTTCAAGCTTTTCGTCAGAAGATAACTCTACAGAAAACTTATCAGTACTATTAATGAAGTTAACAAACTGATTATTTAATGGCTCTGAAACTCTACACAACCAAAGCCCACAATATAACTCAGGCGACTTGTCAGTTTCATACATAACCCAAACAGTCTCACCCTTCTTAATAGGAACCATGAAGAAAGGATCAAAAGCAGAATAAAAAACTGCCCCCAATGGACTCTTTATGTCTACCAGTGAATTTTCTGGAACGTATACTTGTGCTCGAATGGAGTTTCTTGGACTATTTTTATAAAACTTATTCCCATCAAAATCTATATCTAAAACTTTAGCCCTGTATATTTGTGGAGAAAAGCTTACAGCCTTAATTAAGTCAGGCAATGAATTATATAATGCTTGTATAAAATTATTTCTAGCCTCTTTGTCTAGAAGACCATCAACGTTTCTTACAAAGTCTTTGAGAGTTGGATGTGACAATTATTCAACATTTCCTATGTGCTTTTTCTCTTTAAAAAATACAGTTTTTTGATCATTGTTATTGCTGTTGTCGTTAGCGGTAGAGGTCAAAGAATCATTAACCTTATCTAACTTACTAGCTAACTCCTCGACACTCTCACCCCTCTCAATCATTTCCAGCAAAAATAATTCTAAAATATTCCTGGTACTAACCAACTCCACCAAAACCTTTTCAGCCACGGATGCTTGTACAACATATGAGTCTAAAAGTGTTTTTATATTTAACTGTAAGTCTGCACTAGTTAACTCCTTTAAATCACTAACACCAATATTGTTATCATCATTATTCAATTCCTTCCCCCGCTTCTCTTTTAATTTCATTAATTTCATCCAACAACTTTTCTTTCTCTTCATCAGAAAAAGAATCATCCATTTCATGATCCTGGATTAAATTTGCCAACTTAAGTAGTTGGTCTGTAGTTTTATTAGATCTCTCAAGGTACTTTACAATAACTGGGCCAAGTAATGAATGATGATCCTTATCCTTGTCTATCTTTTGTAAAATACTCTTATATAATATAAGGGCCTTATCTCTATCTTCACTAGCGTTATTAAAAATTATATTATATAACTCTTTTAATGTAATTTTATCTACCATTTATTTAAAATCTCCAAAAAAATAATACATTGTTTTATTTAAATATCAACAATCTTTAAAATACTTCTTTCTTTTTTTATAAAACCCATAAGATCTTCTAAACTTATTTAACTGTGCTACTATTTGTTTTGTTGACATCCCAGTTATTTCCCTTAAATATAAATATATTGATTTTTTATTTATTATATCTATTTCATTAGAATGCTCTAACAAATATATAATACCATCTAAAACATTAACCTCACTATCTTTTTTATACCTTACCTTCCAATTCCTAATCTCTTCCATTGTCTCATTTATCTCTTCTCTTTGTATTAATGTTTCCTCATAAGGACTTTCAACCCTCTGCAATAAGTTATATCTGTTGTCTGTTTCTGAGGAGCTATTTCTTTCGGAATAAGAAATTTCTCTTCTCCTTTTCTTACTTTCCTTATATTGTTTAGCCAACAAATAATTCTTAGCCACAACATTAAAATAGGAAAAAGCTTTGCTACCACGATCAGGATCAAATTTATACAACTTTTCATATAAATATGACACACAATCATCAACTAACGTATCATATGAAACTTCATTATTACAACTAAACTTGTACACCATCAATAAATTTTTAACAAGATTTTCAAAACTCTCCCTTATACGCTCATCATAAATTTTATGCTTTTTAGCAAAATCACACTCATCATTAAAGTCTACTATAGCTTTATGAGTCTTGCCATCGAAATAATCATTCTTAGACATATTTAATATTACACTCCATTCAATTCAACTTTTAACTTAAATTATTAGAATCACCTGAGCTTTTAACTGAAATAGAGGTTAAAAAATTAATAGCTCTATTTACTTCATTGACAACAGCCTTTATCTCTGGAGTATCGGAATACACTGGCCTATTTAATATATTTTCTAAGTTCTTTTTAGATCGATCAAGATTAGAAACCATCCTCTTCATTGCATCCTCAAAATTAAACAACATTACCGCAGACTTTCTTAGATATAAAAATAAAACAATATTAAATATAGAAGAAATTAAAAATAAAACTAAAAATAATACAAACATTATTAAATCACTCCATTGCAAAAAACTTATAATTATTTATACTTAGAGGTTAATATTTTCTCAAAATTATTAAATATATTATCAAGGGCATATCTTCCTCTAGCCTTCTTGGACAAAACTTTAGCCGATTCCAAATAAGACTCATGGTTCTCAAAAAGCTCATATAAGCTAGACTTGAAAGAGTTTATATCAACCTCTGCCCACTTAGCCCCATTAACAAAAATATTGTTATCAATCCTCTCTTTAGGCACATTAACCAAACTATATGGCAATCTACTAGAGGACTTTTTATATAAATCAATTATATCTTTATGCCCAGACCAATCAGTAACCATAACTGGCAATCCAGAAACAGCCGCCTCTAAAACTGGTATACAAAAACCTTCTCCCCTAGTAGGCATAACAAAGGCTTTAATCTTCGGATGATTATATAAAGCAGCCATCTCAACATCTGACATATAACCATGAACTAAATGAACTTTTGGAAACTTTCCCCAAGGTCGAACGCTGTTGATCATAGATTTAACTGTGCTAGTAGTAACAACCTTATCAACAATAGAGTTGCCAGCAGAATTTGTTTTCAAAACTAAGCCAACATCTTTTCTACCTGAAAACGCTTCACAAAAAGTCTTAATTAATAAAAATATATTTTTTCTATCAATTCTAGGATCTCCAGTTAATTGACCAACAGATAAGAAATTAAAATCAGTTTCAAATTCTAAGTTGTTATAATTATATTCAAAATTCTCCTTAAAAACTAACTCATCATACGAGTGACCAATAGCATAAATTGGCACACCAACAGGGCCAGAATTCTTAAAGGTATTTTTGGTATGATTAGAAGGAACAAAAATAATATCCATATTGTTACATGCATTAACCCATTCAGGATTACAAATGTCTGTCTCGACACCAGCAGTAATGCCTACATTATATTTAGCCAATTTTGGATCAAACTCATTTGGTAAAATATGCTGGAATGAGATATCAAACTGATTAATATTATGTGGTTTATTATGTTTCTCAACAATACTCTTCTCTTTAAAGTCATTAATCAAAAATGGAGTTTTACCCCAAGGAGTTATCTCAAAATATAAATCCCAATTATACTTTTCGGATAACCTATGTAACATAACAGCAACCTGCCTAGATGCAACACCATAACCAGAAACACTTAAGACTGGTGCTCTAAAAACTACCGTCTTATTATTTAATTTATCATTTTTATCGTTATTAGACATAGTACACAAACCTCCATTTAAATACATTCAATTGTATATTTTGGCGCACCCTTATTAAAAATAAACTTATCAATACAATCATTAATAGACTTGTCCCAATCAGAAATCATACTATCAAAACCAAACCTATTTTTTGCATCTTCAAAACAAAGTTCACAAAGCTTATCATAATCTTCATCAGACATGCTGTGTGCTTCGAAAATCATATCAGAAATACTATCCCAACTCAAAAAATTATCCTCGATATATGGAACCTGATGTGTTCCCGTCAATGTTTTAACATCTGGCTCTCTAAAGATACCATAAGAATTACCATCATCATCAACAATTTGATCTGCCATACCACCAGTTTTTTGTATAATTGATGGCACACCACAAAGTTTTGAAACTAAGATATTTAAACCAAAACCCTCTGCACTAGATATACAAATGTTCCAATCAAAACAATTATACAAAACATTAATTTGTTCATGTGGTAACTTGTCCTTTGAAATATAAACATTATCCTTTACCCCTAACTTTTCTATAACTGAGAGAAGTAGTGGGCCTTCTGAATCAAAGGGATCACAATGCATAACCAACAATGCGTTTTTATGACCTTCCTTTTCATATAACTTATCCAAAAACATTTTCCAGCCCTTCAGTAGATCGCTAGGCTGTTTCCTCCTTGCATTTCTATTAACCCAGCCAACAATAAACCAATCTTTTTTATCACTACCAAAAATCTGTTCCTTATATTTAGCCACCTTATCCTTATCAATTCTTTTATACATATCATCAGGAAATGCATGTGGAATATAGTTTGTTCTATCAGACAACCCCATGCTATTAATAGAGTTAAAAGAAACTTTATTAATACAATTCAACAAATCACAACTCATATATAATGGCTTATTAAAATCTGGCTCTGGATAATTGTCCCAAATGTTCCAATAAGCAATAGGACAAACACTTCTTATTTCATCTTCCATTTCAAAAATATGAATAAAAAATCTTGGATCAGTAAATAAAACTACCATATCAGGCTTTTCTGATGCTAATATCGATCTAATCTGCATTTTTGTGCCAAAATTATTTACAGGTAAAATAATAAAATCATCATTATATGGTGGAACTTTAACGGGAGTATAATCAGCATGTTTAATTGCACCACCCAGACAAATAGCTTTATACCTCTTAGTATTAAGCAACCCCCTAATAAGCAAATTTGCTTGAATACCTACACCAGATAAGCCCCTTGGATCATCAGTAATAAATAACAACTTCTTTTTACCTACGCCATCATAAACATTGTTAAAATTAAATGCAGCATTACTATCCATTTAAAAAACCCTCCAAAAAATTTAAAATAAATTAATTAAACATTATTACCCTTTTCTCTCCTTACCTTACCAATTCTCTCATTGGAGTTCCAGACTTCCATTAATAATTCTGGATTATACCCAACAGCCACAGCACTTTTTATAAATGCGCTCAAGTCCTTTGGTAAACATTTGCCATGCCAAGGTCTTTCATTACCTTTAAAGACAGCCGTATGCATTTTATTAATTCTTGGATCTAACAACCAAAGTTCCCTAGCCTCATTATAATCCACATCAAAATGTTCACACATCTCATTTACTTCATAACAAAAAGCTATCTTAGTGGCATAAAAAGTGTTCTCCATATACTTAGCCACCTCAGCAGATTTTGCATCTGTCTGTTTATAAATTTTAGTGGGGCCAGTTATGGGCAAAAAATAATCAACCATCTCACTAGTAGAATCACTATCTCCACCAAAAATAAAAAATGGTGTCTCTTTTATATCTGTATGAAACTTATATTCTGACCAATAAGAAGATTCCCCACAATATTCTGGAGAAAAAACAATATTTTTATTATATTTTTCAACCAAGTAATTAGTTGTACCAACAGAAACTGTACTTTTCAACAAAACCAATGGAGTATTAACCCAACTAACAACATCTTCGACAATAGAAATATCACATGTACCATCTTCATTCATAGGAGTAGGAACACAAATTACAGCCAAATCACACTCATTAATCTTATCTTTACTTGCTATAACATCAATAGTTAACCCATCAGATTTATTCTGTAAAAGATAATCATATCCCTTATCCTTCCTAGAAAATTCCACATCATAAACAAAAGTTTCATAATTATCTTTAAAAAAATTATACATCGCTTTACCAACATAACCATAGCCAACAATTCCAACTTTTTTAGACATTATTTATTATTACCCCCCAACTAAATCATTAATAAACACAAACTCAACATCATCAGACTTATTAATGAAATTAATTAAATTATCAACAAAAACATCAGAAAAATAATTCTTATCCCACTCACAAGCATGATACATTATTTCAAGACTGTCCTTTTTAAACAAACCAACAAATGGTGGAAAACAATCAACATAATTAATCATGTGTTTATATTTATCCATCTCATCAAAACCACAATAAACTTTTTTATACATATCTCCACTATTTAAAGAAACTAAATCAATACCAAAGTCATAACACGCTTTAAACGATTCTGGAGAGAGTCTAAATGCTGGTGGCCTAAATATGTTTCTTACATCTATATTACACGACTTAAAATCTTTTTTACACATAGTTAATTTACTTAAAGCTTGTTCATAATTTAAACTTTCAAACTCATCATTATTACTTTCTCCAAAAATACCATGATTCAAACCATGATAACCTACTTCAAAATTATTCTTTGGCAAACTGTTAATTTTATCAATAAAATATTGATGATCAAATATATTATATTCTTCATTATTATGATCCATACTTCTACAATACCTTGTAGGAATAAATAAAGTAAACTTAATATCTGGAAACGCCTCTATCAACTTAAAGCACTTATCTAAACACTTTATAGAGGAACTTGGGTGTGGGCTTATATCATCTATACTTACATTAATCTTCATTGAAACTAGAAATTACCTCTAAATAATTATCAACTACATTATCAACATTATTATTATATAACAAAACTTTATTTTTATAAAACAAAAAATTATTAATAACATCTTTTAATTTATTTAAAAAATCATAAAAATTATCATACTCTATTCCACCATAATTACTACAATAATCTTTTATACTTCCGCCGCCTGTCTTATACATAACTGGAAGTCCGCAAGCTTGCGCTTCTAAAACATGATTAGCCCCTGCTTCTTCTTCAGATGCCGTTACATACAAATCATATTTAGGTAAGCATATAGATAATTGACCACTATCTAATGGGCTAATATAATTATTAAAAATAATATTTTCTGGCTTCCTGCCAATATATGTGAAGTCAACATTTATACCGAAAAAATCATGACACTCATTACTATTAAAGAAATTATTAATTTGCTTATAAAAAGAAAACCCCTTCCTAACATTATCAGACCAATGATGTGTAACCAATTTTATAATATCATCAGAGGCAAAACAATCCTTAACATTTCTATTATCAAAATATAAATTATCAGCACCATTATCAATAACAATTGAATTTTTAGAATCAACGCTAAACACATTGTAATTAAAATAATTTTTTGCCCAATTGCTAGGAAAAATAAAACAATCAGTGTCAACACACCCCTTCAACATATTAATAATCTCAGGCTTACCATGTGTACCAAGATCACCAACTCGTTGAAATATTTTTACACTTTTTTTTGTGCGCTTATAAGATGCTAAATGGCCATAGTGAATTCCAAATTCGCTCTGTCTAGGGTCCAAACAAAATATGGTAGTACATGTATCAGTCATACTAAAAATCGGTTGTAAGCCAAATTTATAGCATTTTTTTACAAATGCATTTAAAAATATATTACCACCACCCCATGGACCATTTTTTGGCACCCTATTGATGTAAATCTCTCTCAAAACTTAAAAACCATTTTCAACAAAATTAAAATTAGACATTAACCCACTCCCTATAACTTAAGGCTTATTATGAACAAGAACTTGCCCATAATTTATTTCATCATCAGATAATTTTCTATCATCAATAAAAATTCTTCTATCACCTATAATATAATCCATTTTATATTCATCACAATTATCAATATTGTCTACGACATCCCTAACACCAAAGCCATCTTTATGCCCTTCAATATAGTCATCAAACAAAACAAATTTATTAAAATGACTTTTAGACCACTCCCAATCCTTATTTACAGATAAATAATCATGTGCTGCATCTATATAAACCAAATCAAAACTTTCCTCTATGTTACTTAAAACATTGTTAGTCAACCCCCTAATAAACTCAGTATTCTTATACCATTCAGCCGAAAAATTCTTAAGCAATGCATTTAAATAATCTTCTGAAATATCTGCATCAATAGTTACAATCTTGCCATCGATACCTTCATCACAAAAAGCCTTCCCAGCACATAAAGTAGTATATCCTCTACCTGTACCTAACTCTATAAAACTCTTTAACTTAAACTTTCTTATTAAATAATAAACTAAAATACCTCTTTCATAATTTGGCCTAAAAAACTTTCCAAGTTTATAATGCTCTGAGTTTGGCCCCCTTGGTTTTCTAGCAGCTAGCTCACCAATTGCATCGAAGTCACCCAAAACAATACTATCTACACTTACCCCAAGCTCACCTAACAACTCTCTTATATTAATCTTTCTCATATCTACTCCTTAATACATTAAAAGTTAAACAAAAAATCAAACTTACTCAAATATTTTCCAACAAAATACTCTTTTGATTTAAAAAAATTATCAACTTTATCATAAGAGTTGATATTATTTAAAAACATATTACAAAAACTATCAACAACATTATTGTCAATACTACATATATACTTTTTAGGTAAAAAACTGTTCGTAACACCAACATCTGTTGATAACACATTAGTCTTTGTAGCCACACATTCTGGAATAGCTTGTGGGCCACCTTCATACCTGCTAGTAACAAAGTACCAATCTAAACAATTATAAAGCTCATTAATAACATTAATGCTAGGTCTTTCTATATATGTATAATTAATATTATATAGCTTTAGCTTATCAATAACATAATTCCTTCTCCAGCCAGATAACAACACATGTATATTGCTAATCTCATATTCATACTTAATTTTATTCAACACGTCAACAAAAATATCTGGCCCTTTCTCCATTTTAGGGCTTCTTAAATCAATACCCTCAGTGTCTCTCTGGAAACTACCTATAACAATATCACCACCATTAACATCAATACCATGCTTGTTTAATAAACTATTTTTACATTTCATTGGGAAGAATATATTGTTATTTATCCACCATGGTAAGCTTATTACTTTTTTATTTGTTAGCCCCTGTATTTGTTGGGCAGTTCTATCTGATGGAACATGATATACATCTGTAATAAAATCCCTAGACACAAAATCACTTTTTTTACTATAACCAAACTTTTCTGGAACAATATGATGCACCGTTGTAATTACTTTCTTACCTTTCAATATATTAAATGGTATTTGATTCCAACACCAGCTAGCTAATAACCAAATAACGTCTGCTTCTACAGGATTGCTAACAATATTATAAACACCTTTGTCACAAAACCTTTTAAATTCATCACAAAGCCGATCACAAACCCAATCTTCTCTAGCTGGCAATATAAAGACTTTAATCATTGTTCACTATTCTCCATCATCAATTGTTTTTTTAAAAAAATTAACATACTTGTTTGCAACACTACTTATATTAAGCTTATTGTAAGCCATATTATTATCAAACCTACTCTTACAATCAACATTCAAAAATTTTTCAACCATACTATCAATATTTAAAGTTGGTGGATTATACAAATTATGTGGTTTAAAGTCCCAAACAAAATCATTATAAACAACACCAAAATCATTAACTAATTCTTTTGTGCCGCCAGAATTCGTACAAATAACTGGGCAACAATTTGCTATGGCCTCGACAACAACATTTGGACAATGATCTAACCACGCTAAGTGAACCATAAAATCAGAACCTCTATAGACATTAGTAATAAAGTCTTTATTTTGCTTGCCACACATTACAATGTCATCACGACCACTATATTGATTAATATCAAAACCACAGTTGCTAACATCACCAATAACAATTAATTTTGAGCAACCATCTGAAGCTTTTATGTAAAACTCAATAATATCACCCAACCTCTTATGAGGCCTCCAATCTGAACAACAACAAAATGTTTTACCACTACTCCTTATGTTCTTCTCACCAACAACATCAAAAACATCACCGTTATTAATAACACAACAATTGTTTTTTACACCAAAATATTCAAATGTTAATTTTTTATTAAACTCAGATTGAAAAATAACCCCATCAGACCTGCCATATGTATCAACGATTGGCTTGTTCATATTTTTCCAATCTTGAATAGAGTTAAACCAAATGCCATCAAGCCTCAATACTAATTTAGCTTCACTACAAATATTATTTTTAGCATACCCATAATCACTTATAAAAGACAATAAAATATCATACTTATCTCTAACACCAACAACTTTAACACCTAATTTATTAAATTCGCTTGCCAACTTATTAGCAAATGAATTAGGGCCAGAACTACTATTAAAATCTACATTAAAAAAACAAACTTTCAATTTAGGCCTCTACTTTACCAAAAATAAAAATATATACAATTGTGGGCTTTCTGGCCAAAGCATTAAAAAATCCAAAAAACAAAAAGCAAACTTATTTTTTATATAACTATAATCTAAACAATTTGTCTCATTTAAGACAACATCATTAATACTCTTGTTAAAATAATAATCATTTACATCTTTAACACATTCAAAAAAATCATTAACAACTCTATTTTCACAAAAATGATTATTCCAAACAACTGACCACAAATGTTGTTTTTTATTATTATAAACAGAGTGTTCATGAGCGTGTGTATATAAATCACGATCCCTGTTTAAAAACCAACCAACCTTATAATTATCAAATCTCCAATGATCGCCAAGCCCAAAATCAACAATAAAAACACCACCATTATTTAGCCTATCATAACAGGAATCAACAAAGTATTTTAAATCATTACTAAAGTATGCCACCCTAGAGCAAACAATTAAATCATATTTTTTTTCACCAAAATAAAATAAATTTTTACTAGACTTATCATTTATATCAAAATTATATAACTGTATATCAAAATAGTCAAACTTACAATTACTATTACATATTTTTTTTATAACATTAAATAAATAATTGTTGTCATTAACAAAACCAACAAAAGCAACATTTTTAAAATCTTTTATATTTTTTATGCCTAACTCAAAAATTTTACTTTCATAATATTTTCTTAAAACAGTATCACTTTTTCCCATATTAAACACCAAAAAAATTAATTATAGTCTTTTAAATCAGCACCATTAAAACCACTTTGCGCCCTGATATCATCATAACAAAAATGATTGCTTAAAGGCAATATCCAACTAGAGTCACAATTAAAAACAATTTCATTGCCATCGTTATAAAATAAAGTAAATACATCTAACTTTTTATAATCAGAACATTGACAAACTAAATCTTCAATCATATTCTTTTTAATATTTTTTGAAACATAATCATAAATTAAAGCCGCCTGATTTTTTAAAAAAAACGTTCCAGGCAACGTATAAAAATTTCTTTTATTTTTAAAAGCAATAACATTGTTAGTCTTATAAAAAATGTCATTTAATAAAAATGGATTCTCATAACTAAACTCCTCCTTCTTTTCTTTTTTTGCACAAGCTAAATGTAATACTGACATATCATTATATAAATGATAAAAATCATTAAAAACAATTTTATTTATTATCCTATGATCATCATCAAAAAATACACAATATTTTGACTTACTATTTAAAAACCTTTTAAGCAATAACAAACAAGATTTATTAACACCCAGCCTTTCATTACAACAAAACATATCAACATTAGAGTTTTCTGAGCTTAGCTCCTTCTTATAAATATTGACAATATCAAAAACATTGCCAGTCCCATTACTTCTTTTATAATTATCTACATTAATAAACACATCAAAAATAAAATCTTTATTACAATTAATAATATTTTTAAAAATTGTTTTTGCTGTTATTGAAATTAAATCTGCATCAATTATAGCTGGTATGCACAGACAAACCCTCTTGCTATTTTTATCACCAACACTGATCACTTAACACCTCCATGTTAATATTAGAACAATTTGTTTTTTCATATAAAAATCGCATTATCACTTTTTATTTCTAAAACTAAACAACAATAACAATTAAACTTTATTAGTTTAAAAGCTTCTTTATTATATCACAAAGTAAATCAACTGACTTTAACTTAGGATCATATAAAAACTTAGATTTATGTTCCATATATTCCATATCCTTACCATAATCAAAAGATATATTATTAATAAAATCTTCTAATTCAGATAATTTACAACTATCACCAACCCAAGAAAAATTATTACCCCAAAAACTATTTCCAAGCCCACCAAACAACAAATTATTTTCTAAGTCATCAACATCTATATATATAAATGGCTTATTAAATAAACCAAACTCAATGCCAGAACTAGTTTGATACCCAATACCACTTGAACAATACTTATAACACCAGTATGTATCAAAAGGCTCTAACACTGCCACATCATCTCTATCACAAAAAACCTCATAAGACCATTTACCACCAAGGCGATCTGCCTTATGCCGTTTATATTCCATAGGATGTAATTTAACAATAATATTATCTAAATTACAAACTTTATTATAAGCTTCTTGAGCCTTACTATGTTGACACTGTACTCCATCAGGCATCCATATAAAAAAAGGCTTGTTTTTATTTAAATTATATTTACAACAAAATTCGTCATAACTTAAATTATATGGTAAACAATCTGACACATGATCCCATACTAAACAATTAGAATGTATAACATTTTTAACATTAATGTCCTTATCTTTAAACACTTCATTTTGTAACTCACATATTAACAAACATATGTCAGCCCCATGATAATAAAAATCAACAAATTGTTCACTTATTTGTATGGTTTTTGCCCCCTTAGCTTTAGCAATTTTAAGATCAACATTACCCTGAGACTTATCGGAACCAAATATACAAACTTTATAATCAATATATTTAAAAACATTTAAAGTTAAATTATAATCGCTAAAAATAACATTACATAAATCACAACTGTCAAACTCTTTAAGTAGAGATGAGTTAATACCAAAATTAGTAGAAGTATTTAAAATCAACAATGAATTACAAAATTTATTAAACATTTTATTTAAATTTAAATATTTATTAACATGATAAACATTTGGATTATAAATATGAATTAAAACATCAAAATTAACATTATTATCTTTAAGGTACTGCAAATTATCATAATCCATAACAATGCCATTTAACATAATTAAAAACTCCTTAACTATTAATTAATTGGAACTCCACACACAGTTGCTCCATCGGGAACATTTTTATTTACAAAAGAATGAGCACCAATAATACAATTTTCACCAATTTTTATTCCTGGCATAATTGTTGAATGTGCCCCTATTTTACTATTTTTTCCAATAAAAACCAGACCAACCTTGTTATCAATAGTTGAAATACTATATATAGAACAATGAGAACCAATCTTAACATTATCACATATTTTGACACCATTTTTACAATTAATATATGTAAATGCACCTATATCTACATTGTTGCCTAAAATAAAACTTTCTGGATATTGAACCACCCAGTTCCATTCAGTTAACTTATTATGTTCAATCTTTGGTTTTTCCCAATCCATTTTTCCCTATAAAACAATCAAAAACTTTTGCAAACTGTTCAAACATTTCAAATTTAACATGATAACCATCATCACTTTTATCATCACACATAAAATCATTGTAACACATAATATCATGATTAATAAAATTATAATTTATTAATTCCTTTTCAAAGTCAAAAAAATAAATATTACTATTATCATTACAAAAGATCTCCAAAGCATCATTATATTTATTTATACAATCACTAGCTAAAAAATGCCTATTTTGTTCATGCCAACTATGAGGTTTTAATATTGACATAATAATAAAATTATTAACAAAACAATTGTTGTTAGATATGAAATTTTTCAAATTATTAATATATTATTACATAAAATAAAACCCCAATAGTAAATAGTTTAAAAAACACCTTTATCATACTTTATCATATAACATTATTTTTTACAAAAAAATCAAAAATTCTAGCAAACGTTTCAAACATTTCATACTTAATGTGATACCCATCATCATCTATATCATCACACATAAAATCATCACAAGAAAAATTAACACCATATTCAAGATTATACTTCCCTAGTTGCTCTTCAAAGTTAAAAAAATAAACATTTTTATTATTATCACAAAAACTTTCTAAAGTATCATTATACTTGTTTATACAATCACTAGCTAAAAAATGCCTATTTTGTTCATGCCAACTATGAGGTTTTAATATTGATATAAATACAAACTTATTAACAAAACATTTGTTATTATCAACAAAAGAACTAATATTTTTAATATAATCATAAACAGTAACATAACAATTATGAGAACCACCGTTTTTATTATAAATGTAATATAACAAATCATATCTATTGTCTCTCAAAAACTTCCTTATGTCATTACCGACAATATCAATAGAACAACTATAATTAATTAAATCATCATATGAAACATTCTTATCATAAATTCTTGGCGCAGCGTCAACAATACCAAGGTTAGACACACATAATTCAATTTTATCATATATAGACAAATCAACATCTAATAAATATTTTGATGTCCTAGCGTCATTAGCATCAACAATTAAATCACAGTCGCCGCCCCAAAAATCACAAAAAGAAATCCAAGGAACTTCAACACCACGCTTCAACAAAGAGTCCGAAATTATGGCTACATTACCACTTTCAATCATAAATCACAAAGCCTCCATTAAATTAAATAATCTGAAATACTAACTGAGTTATTTCTATTGCCAATATAATAATTCATATTTTCAACAAATTTATTTCTTTTATGTACAGCCACACCTAACTCACTATCACTCCATTCTGTAAGATTAACCCGTAGCTTATTAAATCCACCTTGAAGTGAAATTAAATATTTTTCTATATCATCAATATTATTATTTATTATACCATTGTTAACACAATAATCAAACAACCACGATCCAGGAAGAGGTGTTATGTTTGCAAATCCCATAGAAACACCATGCCTCCTAAAAATATCCTTCAAATCAAATAAAAAACTCAAAGTATCATTAAAAGATTTATTATTCTCACCCAAAAAACCAAATATCAATTGTATGTTAGGTCTTATTCCAAATTTATCACACTTAACAATTGCATTATATATATTTTCTACATTAGCCCCTTTATTCATCTTTATTAAAATATCATCACTACAGCTTTCAACACCAAAAGTTATAGTAAAACAATTGTTACTTGAAGCAACAGCTAATATATCATCATTAACTAAATTGACCCTACCATTAGCATACCATTTACCATATTTGCCAACAGTCTCAGAAATATTAGTAGCACGATCAACACTAGACAATGCCAACTCATCACAAATAGCCACATAATCAAAACCAAAAGAAGCATTTTTATTATAAAAATCTAATTCATCTTTAATAGAATCAATACTCCTCATTGTATACTTGTCAAACATTCTAGAACAAAAATGACAATTATATGGACATCCACGACTAGTCATAATTGTATATATTCTATTTGATCTCATAATATTATTAATAAAAAAACCTTCATAATCTGGAACCACATCGCAACTCTCTGGTTCCCAACAAGTAAGATCATTAACAACAATATTATCATCATCATCCAAATAAGCAACCCCATTTATATATTTTAAATCAAAAGAATCAACAAAATCAATTAAAAACCTTTCAGCATCTCTTAAAAAACAAATATCAATATTTGTCTTTAATAAAACAATATCATAATTAAACCTAGCTAAACATCCACCCAGAACTATTGAAACATTATCCAAACTTTCCTTTATTATAGACGACAACCACTTAACATATGCATATTGTGTTGACATAGCAGTGATACCAACAAAGTCGATACTTTTACCCTTAAAAAACTTAAGTCTATTAACAACATCATTATTACTCAAATTCTCTGAGTTTATATCTAAAACATAAACACTATGACCATCATTCCTTAAAATTCTTTTCACAATAGCTAGCCCAACTGGAAATTGCGTAGAATGCCGATAATCAGCCGAATCAGATAAACATGTTTTAGGGTTAATTAATAAAATGTTCATATATTACACCAAAAATCCTTTGTGGGCAGTCGCCACACATTAAATCAAAATTAAGAAAATTATCTTTACAAAAGCTCACAATATCGCTATTGTTATTTTTATAATGTTCTAAAAAGCTACAAATCTTTTTACCAAAACCAACACAGTCAATATTATCAGAAAAATTTATACACATATCATCATTAATATAATTAGCCATATTACTACTATCATCAAAAAAAGGTAAAACAACATTGCCCATAAAAAATGACTCAAAAAAAGATGCTGACCTTGAATTACACACAATACAATCAAACTTGTTAAAAACATCATATATATTATCAAAAACAACATGTGATTTAACAAAAAGAGACTTGCTACTAAAAATAGCACCAGAATGATCATAAGGGTGAAAATTTAAAAATAAATTATATTTACTAGTAAAACTATCATCTTTAACAAAGCTATCAAACAAGTCAATAATATAATTATTCCAACTTAAAATACTATCAAATAAAATACAAATATTAATTTTTTTATTACTATCAATCTTCTCACTTAATAAGCTATAATCACAAATATACTTATCACAATATTTAAACTTTAAAAATTCAAATTTAAGACTACCAACATTAACAATGTCATCAAGACAATTATCAAACTCATAATTTTTGTTATTACCAATAGAATTAACATTATCACTAAAGCTACTATCACCGAAAACAAAAGCTTTATTAGCTAAACAAGTCAGCTTATTTGTTTTTTCGTTAACAACAACACCATTGCCAGTTCCCATTAAAATACGAAACATATATACATTATTATTCAAACAATAGTTATATATTGAACGCCAACTTGAATCAAAGTCTCTTAAAATAAATAAAACACAACAACTGTTATTTACATCTTTAAGGATACTAAAATCAAAACCAACAAAATTATATATATCACAAAACTCAGAATATAAACTATTAAAATTATCATGAAAAAGACTCTTTTTGTCAACATAAGAACCATGTATGTTTATGACATCAATGTCAAAAATATTATTATCATTATTAAACTTCAGAATAGGAAATAAATAATAACCAACATCTGGAGAGCAGAAGTCACAAATAATTTTTAACTTAAACATCACAACAACAAATATTAATAATTTTATTAACTATAAAACTAGAGGAATCAAAATCTAAAGAAATAACATTTTCAATTAAATATTTTGACATATATAAACTTGAACAATCATATCCATTAAAATC